CTAAAGTGCTTCGTCAAGCCAGATGAGCAACCCATAACGAGCAGCGAATTCCTTGAATTCGGAGTAGGTAATGCCAGCCATAAGTGTCGCTATCGATTGCGGATTCCAGTCTGATTCAGTTAGGCGCAGCCAGGGCACAGCTCCTGAATTTATATCATCGACTGACCACCAAGTGTTGGAATGACTACTGTCTGGAGTCATCAATTGATGCTTGTAAGGATTGGCAAAGACGGCCACACGAAAGATTTTCCAATCTTGTCCACGCCTCAAAGTTGGAGGGCCAGCATTGCAGTCGTAGGGTGCATCATTCCAATCGTCGCCTGACTGCTCACGCAGATTCATCGTGAACCACACGAAGGGCAATTCCACGTAGCATAGTTGTGCTTGGTCGTTCATCTTTCTACCGCCACCCAGCCACCATCCCGCCAAATCCTCACTATGTAACGCCCCTCTCCAGGCCGAATCGAACGATCAATGACTACATCGTATCCGTCTGCCAGTAGGCCGTCGAGGATATTGCGTTCACCTAAAATATTGAATATGCCGAGGATAGGAACACACCTGCTACAATGAGAATTACGATGAACGCTTTAGTCTCGTTCTTCGTCATCCCGCCTCCTTGTGCATCATTCGTAGGATATGGTTTTCTAGTTCTTTGATCTGGGCTTCCGCTCGGTCACGCTCCTCAAGAGCTAGACTCCAACGGTTACGCCACATAATCGTGTGTTCAAGGTCTTTCGCTATGGCCGCCTCAGCCTCGTCGCGTTCCTTGCGCAGAGTGTAGATTCTGTTGCGTGCTTCCTCTTTGTATGCTTCATGGTCATCCTTGGCAACGTCGTACTCCTTGCGTAAGTTCTCTATCGTCGCCTTGGATTCGGCAAGCTCTTTGCACAGTTCATTACGCCGCCTGTATAGTCGCAGAATCACCCTCCTACGAGTTGTCAACAAGTCTTCCCTTTCACCCCGCTTCTCCCGCAGCCTTTCTATCGTCGCCTTGGCTTTGTCATTCTCCTTGCACAGTCGCCCACATTCTGCTTTAGCCTCGGCAAGCTCTTTGCACAGGTTGCGGATAACCGTGTTGTATTGTTCGGCGATTCGGATATCGCTAGGCTCCACGGCTTTCACTACAGGAGGTAGAGCTTCAAATTCATCGCAGATTTCGTGATCTGGAGTCCTCCTGCGCTCTCCAGAACAAACCTTACAGCAAGCGAATGTGCGGTTGAAGAATCGACACTCACCACAACAAAGCTCTTGTTGCTCTTCCAATGCCTCGACTTTCTCGGCTAGTATCTCCAGTTTGTTTATCATACTCATAAGCAAACCGTAATGGTCTCCACTAATAACGGCTGGCCCACCGACGTGGACACACAACAACTGTTCTCGCAGGCTAGGTATCGGTATAGGCATCGTCTTCCTCCTTTCGTTGAATCGAACGTAGGGCCACGGTGGGGTCATCTGAGCCGCTATTGGTGATTATACAGCCGCCACCACCGCTCCAGCTTGCTACCCAATCTGGCCTGTTCTTGCAGTCAGTAGTATGGAGTAATGTGCTGCCCCGCCGCATCCCACGAACGAGGCGGCCTAGTTCAGCGTCGGCCTGCAACTCTTCAAGGAGCTGGCGAACTCCTAGAATCTCCCAACTCGTTGACATCGGACTTTTCCCTTCTGCTTATGTTTCCTTGGGTAACTTTTTCGCCGCTTCGTCGAGTGCCGCTGCAGAAGTGACCAAGTACCCGATCTGTGCATTTGCGACCGCCCAGGTGACGGTATTGATGATCCGCTCTGCAACGTGAGTGGCGGACGCTCGCGGGTCGTCGCCGTCTTCAATCGCGCTCTGAACGATGCGGTCGATTTCAACAAGAGCACCATTGAGGTGGCGAATGACGCCGTCGATGTAAGCCTCGAAAGGCTGTGCCGCAAATTGCGCGGCTTGGGCTGCCCTCATAAGAGCTTGGTCGCCGCGCGACGATGCCTCGCGTGCGGTGCATTCGTACCAGTCGTTTGTTCTCATGTTTTCTCCTATCAGTTGCTATGGCGAAGAACTACTTGCTCTCCATCCTCATCTCCATATTGCACCTCAGCCCAGGTCAGACACGAAGAACCATCATTGTATTCTTGGGCATGAAGCCAATTGATGAATCTGTCCCTTCGTTCATCACCCTCGTTTGATGCAGACCAGCCTTCTTTGCTTCCATCACATGGTATGATGAATGATAGATAATGATTCATTCCTGATTCCAAGATAGGACTCACAATCGGGAATATCACTATTGCCTTCTCGTGTGCGGGCACTAGCCAGTCTTCACCGAACGAGGTGACGATAATCGCGTGATGTCGCATATAGCCCATTTCATTTCTCCTTTAAATCAGGATAGTCGATCAGGACTTCGGGGGGCACAGGCTTGCCAGCAGCTAGGGCTTCTAAGACCAACAACCGATGTGCTTTGCCAAAAAAGCGTCTCACAGGCCACATAGACCGTTGCCTCCCACAGGCCACATAGACCGTTGCCTCCCAACAAAACCAGGCATCTCTATACTCAAACGTTTGATGGCTGCCTCTGCCTCGTCTCCTGTAGCTGTCCCCGCATATTCATCGCGTCTCATCTCCCACGGTTCTTTCATCTTCATTGCCTCCTGCTCTTGCTTCAGCATCTTCAGGACATATCTGACCCTATAGGCTGCCCCGTCAGTATAGATGCAGGCGTGGTCGAATGCTAAGATGGATTTATCGAATTGGTCAAGTCTCTCTTCCGCTTTCACCAGGTGTGCTAGGGCCTTGTTCAGTTCCTCTATGATTTGTTGCACGTCTCCTCCTTTGACAAGTCGGTATCCTTGGGTATGTCCCTTTCCACGGCCAACTTGACCGCGAGTGCGTAAGTTATCCGCTCGCTGGCGGGGCACTTAGATCAGATGCCCTATGTTTCATCTAGCGCGTTCAGCAGCGTCTCGGTGTGAGCGCGTTCCGCCTCATCATCCGCTTCCACGGTCAGTTTGACCGCGAGTGCGTGGACACAGAGATCGTCGGTATGGGAATGGTAGCGACTCCACTCACAATCACAGTAGAAGTATCCGTTGGCCAAGACGCAGGTATTATAGAGACTATGGTCTCCTCGCACTGAGGCTTCCGTGTAGAGGGAACTATGGCAGCTCAGTTCGATACAGCCCTGATCCACCAGCCGCTGCGCTTTCTGCTCACGGGTTTCGGTCATGGGATTGCCTCCTTTGGACTTTGATTATATCGTAGCACAAGTGCTATGAATTGTCAACTTGACGAACTTTGGTCTCGTTTTGGCATCTTTTCGGCCATCCCCAGGATGTCGTAATATTTGAGTTCACCAATTTGCTCTGGTCTGTATAGAGCACGCGCTTCTGAATGTCTAGTCAAATAGTCAGCCACCATGTCATGCTCAGGGCACGTCAGTTCCTTGGCCGAATCCCAGATGATGTAGGGCCGCATCAGGCACAATCCCCAACGCAGCCAGGCACTTTTGGTCCAGTAGAAATCGGCTCGAAGATTCCGCACCTTATTTGATCTAAACAAAGGAGTTCCAGGAAGCCCCCCTTCATCGCCACGGAATCGGTCCCAGCTACCGAATCGCAGCCAGCCTGGCATATCAGGGAAACAGGGCATCATTCACCATTCAAACAAGGGTACTGTCTCCTTCTGCCAGCTATTCGCTGGCGGGGTATAGCCAAGTAGTTTGGCCCATCGAAACAGCTTCTCCCAGGTGATATCGATGGCCCAGGTGTACCAGGGGTTGCGAAAGCTGCGTAGTCGGTAGTTCAGGAAGTCGAGTAAATCCATGCACTCATCATAAGTCATGGACTAGCCGCCACGTCACTGGGCCGGCGGGTCCACTGGGTAGCTCCGGTTGGCCGAGGATAGAACTTGCCGCAGCGTTTGCACTGGAGGTATCCTTGGCGTAGTGAGTGGACGAGTGTGTCCCCGTCTCGGTTGCCACAGCGAGGGCAGGCCCAGATAAGACTAACTTCACAACTTGGTTGCTTTTCCACAGTGGTCTCCTTCTGCCAGCTAACTTTGATTGTATCGTAGCACAGACCTCTTGTTCAGCCGTGCAATTATACCTCTTCCGCTCTGTCCAAGGCCGCTCCGAGTTCCTCGGCAACGTCCTCACCACCGAGCTGGAGAATAGCAAAAGCTCCTAGCGTCCCAAATGTTGTGGGTGTATCTGCGAAGTCTCGCGTTCTTTTGATCTCCTCTTTTAGCCCCTGAGTGTGCATAGCTTTGACCCCGCCTCCACTTACCTTTCCTGTCTCGCGTAAGTGTCCGAGCACCGCTTCTGCTGCACCTTCGCCGTTATCTCGATCATACAGCCGAGTGCGTAGCGAATCCTCCGAGAGGTCGATCTTCATCACGCGCCCCTTCAAATAATCGAAGTACGTTTGATGTGTCAAGATGTCCTTGGCCTCCTCAATAGTCATCGGCTTGGGATCGTATTGTAAGAATCCCATACCTAGAGGCCGACTGGCGTTGTAGAGTGCTGCTAACACCGATGCCTTATCGAGTCCTGCCAGTGAAATCCCATTCATTTCTGCTCTCCTTTGTGTCGAACTATTCCGCTTATCAGGTTCAGTGGTTATGATTATATCGTAGCACAAGTGCTATGAATTGTCAAATTCGGTGGATCAAGGTGTCTGGAAAACTCGCATACATAAACTGCACAGGGGCATAGAAAACGGGTAAGTAGTGACATTGCGCAAGGATGAGGGCGTGAAATGCACAGAAGCATAGAAAACAGGGAAATAGCGTTCTCATGCAATAATGTAAACTTGATTTTAACAACCGATAAAGACTGGTAGTGGTCATAAACAAGCATAATTGAGTACCTTGAGGCACTAAGACAGCACAGGGTGCTTGTAAACTACAATAGAACTGCATCTTATGGTAAAGTAAAGATACATAAAATGCACTATTGCATGGTTTTCGCACAGGAGTTGTACCCCATTGGTCACTTTAAATCGCGTATGATTCATCTATTATTATGTCAAACTGGGTTTAATCATAATGGTCACAGGGTCTTGTATAGTTGAATATTTGATGCAATAGTGCATTTTATGTATCTTTACTTTACCATAACGTATGATTCTTCTGTGTTCTATTATCACCCTGTGCTGTCTTAGTGCCTCAAGGTACTCAATTACGTTCATTTACGCCACGCGCAGTTTTCTGTAGTTTTCTCTTTGTTCATTGGTCTCTTACCTTGAGTCCCTCCCTATCAACTTTAGCAATAGTGCATTTTGTGTATGTTTACTTGACCATAACGTATCGTTTCTTTGTGTTCTTTCATCATTATCTACTGTCTTTATGCCTCTGCCTCAAAGACAGCAATAAACAATAGTCACTACGTTCGTTGCCTGTTTTTCCCTGTTTTCTTTTTTGCAAGGAGGCCCCGATTCCCTGTTTTCCTTGCTTCCTTGTGCAGTTGTTCACTACCTTCTACGCTCAATTCCAGTTTTTTCTTTGTTCATTGGTCTTTTAGAGCCTACATTTCGACGCCTTTTTATGTGTTTCGTAGCATAATCTACTCTTTTCACCGCTTTTTTCGTCCTATTGTGCTTTTTTCGCTGTCTTTACACCCCTATACTACTTGAGAGTTGAGTGGGTGGGACTCAAGTTTCTTTACAAGCAGGTGCTCTATCCCACCCCTGTGTTATCCAGTGCTTTCGATGTAGTACCACAGATTGCTGTGAACGCGGAGCGTAAAATGTCCGGCAGAGTTCTCACGCAGCCGAGCATAGTTGAATGTTTGGTAATTCTCCCATAACCAGTCAATCGGTAAAGGCAACGACTCTGGATGAAAGCAATTATCAAGGTCGCATACCCTACAACTGGTAGCCAACTCAAAGATTCGTTTGGCGCGTTTGGTGTTACGTCTGATGGTTTTCACTCTCTCCCTCTTCCTGTGGACTCAACTTCGTCCATACGTTCTCTGCATCCTGGCCAGCTTCGACTTTGGGTGTTGTTTGATGAATACTTGTACGGAAAAGTACGAATGCCCCTGGCAATAGCGATTGTTGCCGTCGGTGTTTTCCCTGATCCAACGTCCGCAGATTTCGCATCGCCCCTTCATCGTTGCCCTCCTCACGCCATACACTCAAGGTAAATCGACGCCCCCTCTTTGGTGAATTCCCTGACACATTCCCAGACGACGTGGCCACAATGCAGGCAGTTCTCGCGCCTGAAAAGTTCAAAGTCTTTTACCTCTGAAAAGTCCCCTGCCACCCGTTCGATCCTTTCGAGCGCGTCTTCGTCATTTTCGGCGAGGAATCGGTACTCCTGGCTGCACTCCATGCCGTTCGGCCACCAAATGTAGCCTACCACGCGAGCTTTGTAGTCTTCCACTTTTCACCCCCTGTGTTTTGACTTGCCGGATACGATGCCTCCGGCTGGCATGATTTCACCGTTCGCGGCTGATCTTGACCTCTTCGCCGGCGCAGTCCACCCAAAGCATCAAAGTCCTGCCCTCGATGCTCGCGCCTTCTACATGAGCGACATCTTCGACTTCGCCCTTGTTGCGCATAAAGACGGTCAAACGGAAGCCGTCCTCTTTGCCCTGTGGCCCAAAGGCGATTTTTGATTTTCGCCCTTCTACTTCGGCCTCGACCCAGAAGTTCCTTACGTTGCGCGGCATTTTGCCCTCCCCTGATAGATTTTCAATCCGACATATCCCCCAGCGCAGTACTGTTTCCTGGCCTCCATGAATTCCTTCATGACGTTGTTGTAGAATACCACGTAGGGGTTGTCTTCAGAGAATACCACGAATTTGCTCCCTGATGGTATGTCGTCGTGGCCACAAGCTTGCTTCCACAACTGCGCGACTACGGCCCGCAATCCTTCGATATACTTTTGGCCCGTCCGATTGATCTCCTCTTGCTTGCTCACTTTGTGCTCTCCTCTACTTGGCATCGGCAGAATACAATACTAGTCCAAGGCCGTTTGCCGACGGTGACTTTGTTTCCGTCATCATCGGTCTTTGTCATCTCAACGAACGTGGATAATCTCACTCCATACTCTCCACGTTTGACCTGATATCCCTGGGCCAACCAGCGTTTGTACGTGTACCAGTCTTCATATGGCTGGCATTGACAACCCCGTTTGACGGCTGCTGCGGCCACTCTCAGGGCGTTTGCCATACTATAACCAGTAAAGCTCTTGGCGTCTTGTGCGTTCACTTTGCGCCTCCCTGTTTCGCCGTTTTCGTGGCCCCTGCCTGGCCCCTGCCCCCACTTTACCGATTATGATGGTTTGGCCAGCCAGCTCCTCACTGACTGGCCTTCCCTGCTATGCCGACAATTCCGCGTCTCTCTTGGCTGCTCTCTCAGCCTCAGCTATAGTGGCCCAGTGGGCATCATACTGACAGCCCCAAATAGCTGCCCGTTTCGTGCGGAAGGGGCCAATAGCTGCTACATAGAGGTGGCCATGACTTTCCTCAGTTGGTGCGCTCCCCGCCTGGAAGATTTCTTTGATTCCCCCTCTATGCCCGATATACCATTTCTTCACTTTGCCCTCCCTGTTTTCGTTGATTCTCCAGTCTCCGCGTCAGTCCAGAAACGATTTTCTAGGCTGACTCCGAGGCTGGCGCCTCGGATATTCGGTTGTGGTATCCTGTTAATGATGTGTCGATACTTCTCCTTCCTGATAGAGAATGCAGCCAGCATACAACCACTGGCTGGTATTCTGACCGTGGAAGTTGAAGGCGTTGCGTTGTGCTCTTGACCGATCAAATACTTCGAAATTCATGCTGTATTGACCGTTCGCCTGACTTGGCACTTGCAGATCTGAGAAGAGCACTTCGCCTTCGGTTGCCCGCAACGCTTCGGCAACGCACCAACTCAACTCGCGCCGGAAACACTGCAGGAATTGATCTCGACACATGGGATCAGAATCTCGTGTATTCGGCAGCTTTTTGATCTCTGCCCGAATATCTGGGATACTGATTTTGATGGTGTTCGCTAGTCTTGTGGTCATTTTCCCCCCAATTTCAGAATCATCGCCAAGTTCCGCAAAGCCTCCCGATCTTGCTTTGCCATTTGGCATCGAGGGTAGTCTTCGCAGCCTGGACAAGTGTAGGGCCGGAAGCTGTCAAAGCAGGATTTGATGACGTCCTTCCTTGCGCGTTCTTCTTGTAGTCTGATCGTTGATGTTAGCATTCTGTCATTCTCCTGTCCAATAATGCGTTGAGTTCTCGTGCGGCTGTTGCGCTGATATAATTCCATCGAAGTGCCCAACCGATGTGATTAATGCGCCGTTGTCGTGGGAGGCGCATAATCTCACTCCACCATGCCATTGTGCCATGTGCTGTTATGTAGCCTAGTCGCTGTTGTCTCATTCTGTCAGCCTCCGTTGACGGTCAAATTCGTCATTTTCGGCATCTCGTGCATCCCATTCATGCATAATCTTCGTTGAGTACAGAAGTGCCCGGCAGCCAGCGGAGAAGATTCTAGTATGATCACTGTTGGTCAAATCTTTACTGGCTTCAGCCAAGAGCAAGTGTAGGGCGTCGAGGCGTTTGGCTTCTGGATTCTCATGGCTTCTGCATCCAGCTATCTCAGCCTGGATTCCGATGATGCGGATCAATCTGGTTACTCTATCTGGTTTGGTCATTCTGTCAGCCTCCTGGTGGTCTGTTGTATCACTATGACTATGATACCACATAGTTGTGCAAATCCTGTTCAATTTTTGTGTCAAACCCGTGTCAGTTTCTCATAGAGTATAATGCAATATACAGCAAACGACTATACTCGCAGACGTGGGATCGATGCTTCGTTATGTCAACGTGGCGGTGCAGGGGAGTGTAGTATATCATAGAATACAGCAAACGATGATAGAAAATTATGTCAAGTGGACGAGGCTGCACTACAGTAGGCGAGGGGCTATGATACTCTATGGGTTATCGTTGACTATGGTATATTATAGCATTGTATCGTTTGCTCGTGCAGGATTCATCGACAATTCTAGCATGGAGGGGATTGTAGGGGCGATTCGATGTGGTTATGTATATGATGATGCAAGATTCGTTGCATTCGTTGCATTCGTTGCATTCGTTGCTGGTGGTGCTGGTGGTGGCTGGTGGTGGCTGGTGCCGGTGGTGCCGGTGGTGCTGGTGGTGGCTGGTGCCGGTGGTGCTGGTGGTGGCTGGTGCCGGTGGTGCTGGTGGTGGCTGGTGCCGGTGGTGGCTGGTGGTGCTGGTGGTGCCGGTGGTGGCTGGTGCGGGACTTGACACATTATGGGTCCTCTCTGCTCGAAGGTCGCCCAGACCACTAAAATAGTGTCGTTTTCACCGCTCAATGATTTATTGCACGCGCAAAACAGAAATTTGACAAAAGCACGTCTTTGTGCTAAACTCTTCTGCGTATTAAAAGAAAACCAACCAACTATAGAGAGGATTTAGGATAATGATAAGTAAAATTTCGCTTCGCAAGAATATCCAAGAATTACAGCGCGAAGTTAGTGGTCTACGCATAATAACCGAGGTATTATGGCAAGCACAAGGGGATCCGAATTTGGAGATTGATATGCCTTCCTACGACGACCCCGAACCGTGGGCGATCCAGGCTTATCCGCGATATTGTAAAGCGTTAGCAAAGGAAGCCCAGCAACTATCAAAAGTAGTGGGCACAGAATTAAGAAGGTTGAAAGAGATGTTTTGCAGCCATAAAAATAGCACTCACGTATGAGACATCGCTCGATGATTTATTGCACGCGCAAATCTACGAAATCCAAATTTGACAAAAGCACGTCTTTATGCTACAATGATGATTCGGAAAGGAGAATACAAAGATGAACTTTATCAGCCTTTTTGCGGGAATAGGTGGATTTGATTTAGGATTTGAGAGTACAGGAATGACCTGTGAAGGGCAAGTGGAAATAGATGGAGCTTGTAATAATATACTTGAAAAACATTGGCCTAATGTAAAGAGGTATGGTGATGTCAAAGAATGCGGAAAACACAATCTCGAACAAGTTGATCTCATCTGTGGAGGATTCCCCTGCCAAGACGTATCGGTGGCCGGACGCCGCGAGGGATTGGCTGGAAGCAAGTCAGGACTCTGGTTTGAGTTCTATCGAATTCTTGAAGAGCTTAGACCAGGATGGGTTGTCATCGAAAATGTTCCAGGCTTGTTATCATCTAACAAAGGACGGGACTTTGCCACCATCCTTCAAGGGTTGGCGAAACTCAGGTATCTGTCGGCCTGGAGAATCTTGGACGCTCAATACTTCGGAGTGGCCCAGCGACGCCGCCGTGTGTTCATTGTCGGACATCTTGGAGACGGATGTGCTGCCGAAGTACTCTTTGAGCCGACGTGCGGCCCAAGGAATACTCCGCCGAGCAGAGAAACGGGGGCGAGAGTTACCCCCTTTGCTCCAGGCGGCTTTGGAGAGTATAAGGAAGGATTAACTACCTTGCGAGTTGGTGGGGGGAATGATAGTCAAGGACTAGTGGCTTGGCATGAAAATAAATCTGGTGAACTTACTCCCTCAGACCATATGAAGGCTCTCCGAAGCGGGGCGAGTCATAGTTATCAAGGCATAGCTTATCAGCAGAACGATTTTGATGCCAGCAGAACAAATAATCAGCACATAATCTATCAAGAATCTCAGTATGGAATCAAGAAATACAACGAGGCTGGAAGTCTAAGAGCTGGTCGCATACCTGAGCATCAAATGCTAATACAGAATAATACCAAAACAGATAATCAGCATGTACTAGCTCCAACAATCGGTGCAGATATAGGGCGACAGGCTGGCGGACATCCTGGAATTGAAGAATATGTAGGGGCAGTACATTCAGCAGGTTTTGGCGTCCGTCGCCTCACACCTGCGGAGTGCGAACGATTGCAAGGCTTTCCAGATAATTGGACGGCGGGACAAAGTGATACCAAGAGATACAAGCAACTGGGAAATGCAGTTTGTGTTCCTGTTATAGAGTGGCTTGGACGACGGATTATGCAATTCAAGTAGCCGCTAGATGATTTATTGCACGCGCAAAACAGCAAATCAAAAAGTATTCATTGCACGTCCAAAACAGAAATTTGACAAAAGCACGTCTTTATGTTACAATGGATTCACTCATAAGAAGGAGAAAATAAATAATGGAGTACGAATATGTGGCGTTGACGTGGAGAGCACTCGACGCAGAGGCGGATAGGTTCTTTCAGGATGACAAATGTGGCTATATTGGTGCAGGATGGAAGGAATATATTCGTGCGCCATTCCCACCCCCACATTTTGGTGGGGCCTGCATCCTACGAAGAGCCAAGGAGGAACTGCGCATGTGGACAAAATCTGAATTGCAAGAGTTAATTAGAGAAACTTAACATTTCATTACACGTCCAAAACAGCAATTTGACAAAAGCACGTCTTTATGCTATACTCTCCAACGAAGACAAAAAGGAGGAGAACATGATGGGGGGAGTCTTATGTTGGTTAGGATTGCATAAATGGCTGTGGGGCAAAGTCTTACCTGCTCGATTTTGCCGTCGATGCGGATTACTGCAAAGTTGGCGTATTCCTGGAATGGGATCTTGGACTACTATTGGTCAATTGACAACTAAACTACGAGCATTTGATGAGGGAACGAGGGATGCGCTTGATGATTTATATCTTACTTGGAAACAGACTGGATGTTTTCCCAGTCGTTTTGATTTTTTGTTGTCCTTCAGATCGAGTGATGGAATTGACCTTCAGATCAAGGGCTAGAATTTGACAAAAGCACGCCCTTGTGGTATAATCTAAAAGGAGGTTGATAATGAGATTAAAGACTCGGTGGCAACGATGGGAATCTAAACATGAGGTAGAGTTGGGTACTATTGTTTTGATATCGCTTCTTCTACTTGGCATCTTTGGGTTTTACAGCCTCGGACGCGGTGAATTTGAAGACGACCTTCTTAAGGATGGCTACAATATTTCAAGAGATCTATCGAAGCTCGCCGGCGATGGCCGCTACACTATTCAGATATGGCAGGATGGTCAATGGAGTGATGTATCCAGGTGTGGTGAATAAACAACAAAAGGAGGAACAATGACTAAATGGAAAGACCTAGAGGCCACGGAAGCGGAAGCACTGGCACTGTGGAATGATGTGATCGAAGCACTATTGAATAAGATTCAGCATCATCGGGAGCAGGTATTGATTTCCTGCAGTCAAACTAATGTGACTCCTTATACATGGCACGTCGAAGCGATGCACCGTGCAGTTGAGACACTCGCCGTATTCGTAACTCCATATAGGAAAAATGACTGAAAATAATCGGCAAACAAAAAGGAGGATTCGATGATGGTGCAGGAAATCGAGAGTACCGACCTTGGTAAGATTATAGAGAAAGTGAAGAGCGTGGCAGCCCTTAATTTACCGTTTGAACTCACGGCGGAAGTGCAAACCACAACGCTTGGTGAGAACCAATATCGCCATCTTCTTTACACCCTGTGTGTAAAGGATGCTCCACGAGGAGCGGTAATTGTCACTATAGGTGATAGCTGGCTCGTCAAGGAATAACCCAGGCTCGAATCTGGCCCAAGGATAGCAGGCTGGGTATGGCCTCACGAACACGAGACTAAGTGAGGCCGTGGAAGGACATAAATGAACGAAGAAAGACAGAGCCAAGTGCATCGATTAGATTTCTCTGAAAGAGGAACGCCAGAAGAACGAGCTGCTCACAGTATTGAAGTTTATGAATCTATGAGTAATGCTCGCAAGCGAGCCAATTATTTGCTCCAAATTGCGCAATGGGCTGAAGCATACAATAAAGAACCAACTCCTATGACGCCAGAAGAATTTAAGACTATACTTGATTCCATATTCCCTGAGGAGGAGATTAATGATAGGTAAAGCGTGGACTAAACCGAGAAGGATGTGCAATCATCCTGAATGGAATTGGAATGAACCCAAGCCAGAGCCAGCAGAGATGATCTATTTGTGTGACTGCGGTGAGAACTATAGTTGTCCAATTTGCGGCTGGGGATGGGCTGTATGGTCGTGTTCATGTATGCAGGAAAGATTAAAAGCCAAATGAATCACCTACTCATAACCTTTTCAGATGGCAAGAAATATACAATTCCTGTGCTTGCCTTGGCAGAGGACATCGCTAAGTTCTTTGCTAATCCCAAATACTTTCCTAGCGAAAGAACCTATGATGAGGTTTTCGACGCCGAATTGAATTACTACCTACATAATCCAGAAGATTTGATCGCCTGGGCCAGCGATATGCCTTGGGCAAAGGTGCGACCAATGCTCGATATTCACGAAACCTCCAGAGTTGTATTAGCTGGTTATCGCAAGGAATGGGGGATGGCAAGAAAGGAGATTATAGACTTATGACTGAAAAAGAAATCCTAGAATTAAAAGAAGAAATCATACGCCTACGACTCATTATAAAGAATAGCATCGAAGATTACAGGGATGATTACCCAGATATAGCTAAGGACATACTTATACGAGGGGTTCAAGAAACGCCTATTCATTTAATCCCGATTGGCGAGCCAGATAATTTCTTTAAGTAGAAGAGGAAACTATGAGCCGAAAATCAATTACCCTGCGTGTGAACTCAGAGACTCCTGAAAAATTAGAGAGACTAGCAGAAAGATTGCACCTGCTTTCACAGAGGAGCCAAAAAGTAGGCAAGCCGAGCATTTCAAGGCTCTTAGATTTTTTGGCTGACAACTCAGAAAAGATAAATGTAGAATGAAAAAGGTTTATATCGCGGGGCCATACACCAGGGGCGATGCGAGGAGAACAAGATGATGACGCAAGATTTCATACAGACATTAGAAATTCTAGTAAGGTTCGGCATCGTGGTAGATATGATTCTGCTGGCATTGATGGTTCTGCTGGTGGTTCAAAACCGCGACTAAAACTACTTGACAATTTCCACGCTCCATTGTATAACTTCCCCTGTCCTCCTCGCTTGAGACCACCATTCGGTGGTTTCTTTGTTTGCATTTTATAAAGCTTTGTAGTATAATAACTACACTATGCGATGGACATATAGACAGCGCAGATACCAAGAACTGCTCACCGTGCCAGAGTCAGAAAGACCAGAAGACTGCGATACTGACTCTGGAATAGCCAAGACTCTGGGAGTAGCCCTCAGCACACTCAAAGGTTGGAAGTTAGAGCCTGGTTGGTGGGAATCCGTCTCCGATATTGCAAGTGCTTACATCGGTGAGCGTCTCGCCGAGATATATGAGGCAATGGTCAAGCAAGCGTTGACTGGCTCCGTACAAGCTGCCAAGTTTTGCTTAGACGTGCTCGGCTTGACAAATCGAGAACTCACTCTCAATGTCAAACACTACGAAGATGATCGTCTCGTCGTCTTCCTCCCTGCTGAAAAGGGGCCTCCAATTATTCGCCCTCTGTTGGAGGCCCCCGCTCTTGAGGATACCATAGAGGGAAAAGTCCTGGAATCTAAACCTGTGGATGACGAATTGGTGATCGTATTATAATGCCCGTCGAATTCGTAGCCAGCGAAACACAAGCGGAATTCTTACGCAGTAAAGCCAGACTCATCTTATTCGGAGCTGGACTTGGTGCAGGGAAAACAGCTATTGGGGCTGTAAAGGCTATCGAAAAGGTCGGTCAGGGAGAGAGTGGCATTATCGTTGCGCCCAACTTTCCACACTTCGTTCGTTCAACATGGCCAGAGTTTTCTAAGTGGTTGCCGTGGAGCAGGGTAAAGAATGCTCACCTAGAACACCCATATACCCAGAGAAAAGAGTTACTCCTTGACATAAATGGAAAAGAGGTTAGAATACTCTATGGCGGTATAGACGAGCCAAAGTCCTGGCGTGGCCCCACCGTGAATTTTTTCTGGTTCGACGAAGGTGCGATGCGTAATAGCAGGGATGCTTTCGATGTCCTTTGTGGTAGAATTCGTACTGGTTTTCGGCCACAGGGATGGGTGACTACCACTCCGTCTGGAGTAAATCACTGGCTGTACGATGTTTTCGTCAAACAAGATTTCGATAAGAAGTTTCTGGAGGAATTCAAGAAGCAAGCAGACATCTACGGTGGAAAATTGGTGGAACGCTTTCATTGTGATACTTCAGAGAATATCCACAACGATGCTCTTTATTATGCCAGCTTGTTGACTACTTATCAAGGAAAATTTAGAGAACAAGAAGTTGGCGGTATGTTCGTCAGCCTTGAGGGTCTAGTATGGGAAGATTTCTCTGAGGAACTCAATGTCACTGAGGAAGCTGACTATGTTTCGGGGGTTCCAGTAGAGTGGTGGGTGGATGATGGCTACACTAGGGCACACCCCCGCGTAATCTTACTTGCACAAGAAATTCCACCTTTTGTGAATGTCTTCGATGAACTTATAGAAATTTATGTAAAGGCTGAGGTTTCAATAGCTAATGTCCTGGACAAAGGTTGGCCGAAGGCGAAAGTCGCTTATATTGACTCATCTGCGGCGGAGCTTCGGGGCCGTTTGGAGGAACAAGATGTAGATACCGTAGGGGCGACTCATCCTATCGAGGAAGGCATCAAACATGTCGCTCCTTTCATTCTGAGTGGCGAGGGAGTGCGACATTTGCGATTTCATCCACGATGCACTTATGCGCCCACGAGTATGGCTTCATATAATAGAGACATCAATACGAACAAGCCACAGCAGTTGGGAGATGATGTGCCAGATACGGTTCGTTATGGACTTTGGGGAAGGGACTTGCTCGATCTTCTCGAAGAGGCAAAATATCAAAAGAAGTTAGAGGAACGAAAAGCACAGGCTGTTGAGGCGCAACCATATATGAGCCAATTCTTCTAAGGAGAAAGTTATGACCAGAACTAGACAAGTAGAAGGTGGTCCAGCGACTGCAGTTGATATTGTAGGTTATGATGTTCCGCCTGCTGGTGCAGCAGGTGATGTTTCTACGCCTGCGGCGAATACCATAGCAGAGATAGCATATCCAAGGCCAGGAATATATTCTTATCACGCTATCAGTGGCGTGGCTTGGTCTTATGATGGGCAAATTGCTGGTGGAAATCTCCAAATAGTCGATGAATATTTGGGGGTTACTTTTGATATAGACATCATCAATTCTGGACTTGGATTAATTACTTTCCCTGTGCCTAAGAGGAGTTCATTGAATGCGACGATGACCATCCTCTTGGCAGCGGGAGGTGCTGGAGTAAACGGTAAATTGAACGTTCTTACCCATTGGATAGAGAGTATAAAATAATATGCGAAAAGCTACCCTCGTACTGAGTGACCTGCACTTTGGCGACGCGGGGCAATTTTATCGGTCTTTGATGGAATGTATGGACAGGGCTATAATAGAAATCAATAACTTCAAACCAGACGTAACTCAAATAGCACTCAATGGCGATGCAGCAGCGGGAAGGGGGATCTTTCGATTACAAGAGGCACAGAACATCGTTCAGTTGGGTCCAGAGCAGATTTATTGGGCAGGCTGGGAAATCAGACAGTGGGATAGACGACTTGACAATAAAGCAGAATGGTATATAATACTTGGTAATCACGATCACTCTAACAGGGAAAACTTGGCTAGGCAGTTAGTTTTATTCTTACGCTTATTAGGTATCAATGCTAGATATGTAGATAGAGAATTCATTGGATATTTTGGAGATAAAGAATCCGCTTTTCATATAGCGCACGGCTTTGGATATAGTAGTTATTATGCTAATTCGTATTCTGAAATCAGGGCTGCCTGGAAAAAGTTTATTGAAATAGCACAGATTGATGGAATTCACATAGATCGTTTCATCAGAGCGCACGTACACAAACTTAATGTTGGTCAAGAGATTGGCCTCAATTGCCAAATTGATACGTCGGGAGGCTGGCACAAACAAGAACGCCTTTCCCTGGAATTCTCCGTGCAGACCACGGGAGTCCTACTATATCTACATAATGCAGGTGCGCAACCACCACTGACTATCAAAGCAATTGAGGCCAATCAAGACTTGCTTTTATCGGAGAATAAAAATATTGCGTTGCACTATCGAAATATGGAAGCCGCTGGAAGAGCGTTAAGCGACGTTGCGGCTTGGGGAAGAGTCGAAGGCATTTGGTAAAATGGGGAAGGATAGAGAATTGGAAATCGGGCGAAATGACATGGATTTGCTCGAACCAAGACGACTGAGATTTACGGATAAACGAATAATTAACCAGAGAACTAGAAGGAAGTGGAGAGAAGCACTAAGGAACTCACATCGCGTTAGATATATGGAAAACTGGTGGACAGATTATGACTGATAATCCAAAGGAACAGGCTATCCTATCGATTCAGGATAGGGCGGATTTAAAGATAGAAGAGGAGTCTCCACTTATTTTTTATCTCGCCCAACTTGCCGACGAGATTCCTATAAAACGTGGACTTTCTCGTGATAAGGCGTTGGACAAATTTTGGCCCACCGAATCTGTGCTTGCGGGCGCAATTTATTCTATGTGCGCCAAAGTCGCCGCACTCGATTTTAGGCTCAAGGGTCGCACCAAAGCCGTTGCTAGATATGCCAACGTCTTCCAAGCCGCTGACTTTGGCGCAGGTTGGGTAAATTTTATTCAACGGGTCGTTCAAGACATTTTGTGCCTAGCAGCCACGACGAGAGTTCAATTAGGTGGGGATCGCCGAGGCCAGACGAAGGAGATTCGTGACATCGTTAAGGACCGAGATCCTGGCCCCGTGTTGTCTGTAGATATTGATGGCAACCTCATAGAGCGTCATGTTGTGGAGTGGCACAAGACTCCCTTGGGGCCTCGTAGGTGGTGGTGGATCTCCTTAAAAGAAGCGTCTGGGCACAGTCGGGAAAAAGCTGGTGGGATATTCATGACGGAGGACCACCCCGTACTTACTAGCGATGGTTGGAAGCTGGCAAGAGACATTGAGTTGGGAGATCGAGTAGCCACAGGCGATCCCGTCCCTAACCAGAAGCAGGCTGAACTACTAGCTGGCAGTCTACTGGGGGATCTTTGCATTCAGCCTATTAGGAAGCGAGCTACGCTGCGTCTTTGCCACAGTGTTGCGCAAGAGGCGTGGTTGGACTTGAAACTGAGTGCCTTAGCTGGATTTGGATGGACGGGACGGGCTACTTATACCAGTTCCTATCAAGGGTACTCTAGTGAGAGTGTCCAGGTAGCATCTCTGGGATCGCTGGAACTGGAAAGATGGCGACAGCTTTGGTATCCACAGGGGAAGAAGGTAGTACCTCGTGCTCTCGTTGAGAGCCTCTTTTCTCCAAGGCTTCTAGCCGCATGGTATTGCGACGACGGGAGCCTCTGTGGACCTAGACACAGAACTACTGGTGAAAGCATCGCGCCTCACGCTGTGCTGTATACCTGCGGTTTCTTGGAGGATGATGTTCGGTGGCTTGTGGATTTACTGAACTGTAAGGGATATTCCTGCCGACTGCGTTTTCAGCCTTATAGAGGTTCAGACGACGAAAGGGATGACTATCCTATAATTTACATTACACCAAAGGGGTTGCAGCGCCTCGTGGCCGATATAGGCTCCTACGTACCTCCAGAGCTACGGTACAAGCTCCCCAAGGGCGCTCCAGAATACGACGCCAGCCTGTGGGAGCTTGGAAGAGCTACGGTATATTATGACACCGTTGTAGCCTCTATGGAAAGGGACTACAAGGCTGGTTACAAAAAGGCTAAGACGACTTTTCATATTGGCGTAGAGGAGACAGGAAATTTCGTAGCGGCCAACGTGGTTGTACACAATACTCAGGACAATGGAGCTTTCGTTGAACTTCTCCGTCCAAAAGGCGCATCTCCACAATCACCTGTGCGTGGGATAGCTCATTTAGATTCACAGAGAATTCAACGAACGGGAAATCCCGAAATACCTTACTTATATTATTCAAATAAAGATAGTGCTTGGCATCGTCTTCGATGGTATCAAGTCCTTGCCCTTACCGACCAACCCAGTCCGAGAGAGGAAGACAAGGGACGTGGTTATTGCGCCGTAAGTCGTGTCTTGGAGTTTGCAAAACTACTCAGGGCTGTGCAGACCTATCAGTCGCAGAAATTGAGTGGACAGAGAATACCTGCACTTCTCTTCGTTCAAGGAATGCGCAGTAACGCCATTGCCGATGCCATCGAGAAGGCTAGAGAAGAGACGAGAGCTTCAGGAAGAAGTCTTTACATAACTCCTATTGTCATTTCTTCCCACGACTCACAAAGGCCCTTGCGGGTACAATTAGTCGAATTAGCAGGTCTTCCAGATGGCTTCAAATATGACGAATTGATGAAGTGGTACATCGGCGTTCTAGCCCTTGGAATGGGCACTGACTATATTGAATTCTTTCCTATGCCTGGAGGCAACCTTGGATCTGCCCAGCAAACTACAGAGATGTCTTCGCGGTCTCGTGGAAAAGGACCAGGACTTATCCTTCAGCAATTTGAATTTGGCTTTAATTGGTATGTTCTTCCCTCCACTGTGGAGTTTCAGTTCGCCAGCACAGATCCTACGGCAGAGCGTGAACGAGTGGAACTCGGCGTCTGGCGTGCTCGAAGACGCGGTGAAATGGTAAAGTCTGGTGAAATTACTGGAGAGCAAGCATTGCGTATCGCCATCCAAGAAGGGGATGCACCAGAAGATTTCATATCAGGCGGTGAAGAAGCTGCTGAAGACCGTGTGGATATGCTCGTAAAGAGTTTGCAAGATATAAAAAACGCGTATAATAAAGTGGAAAGAATATTAGGCCGTTTAAGATGATTAGTTTCAAGGCTATCGTTCCTAAGCAATTTGATACTACTAAATTAGCTGCTTCGCTAAAAAAGACTCTTAAGGATTTGGCGAAGCGAGCATTAGATGATTTCAAGTTAACTACTGAGAACTGGGTTGAACCAGTTGACTTCAAGATAGATGGCCCAAAGAAGCGTGGAGATGATTGGGTTATATCTGTAGGGACGGATAATGTGATTTGGCACTGGGTAGATGCAGGAACTAAAGAGCATACCTATGGTGCTCGATCATCTAAAGATGGCTTGTTACACTTTCAACCTACCAAGCAGGCTAGAACCAGTCCTGGAAGTTTAGTCTCTGGTCCAATAATGAGAGAACCATATTGGGTTGTGGCGCGTGAGGTAACTCATCCAGGGATTACAGCCAGAAACTTTAGTGGAACCATTCAAGCAAATCTTGAAAAAGTTGCGCCACAGATGTTCACAGTGGCTTTGAATAAATTCACAAAACAACTTGAAATTGCTGGTCGTCCAGCAAAACCACCAGAGTCAGCTTGTTTCAGACCAGGCCACGGGTGTTAGGAGGTTTATCATGCCTTACGAAATAAGAAAAACTGGACCCAAAAGTAAGCAATGGTGTGTTTTCAACAAGGTCACTGGAGCAAAGAAGGGTTGCTCAGTGACAGAAGAGATGGCCAAGAAGTTCATGGCCAAGCTGTATGTCGAGGAGGGCAAGAAGAATGGCAAATAAGACATTTGCAATACAAAAAGCTACAGCAAAACATCTAATCATTGAAGATGTTGAAGGAATGCAATACAGAGCACCCTATTCTATCACTGAAGATGGTGAGTTCTCTATTACTAAGAAAGAGGAGTGGCTCGAACTCAAAGATGTTGGTTTAGGTAATCAAGCGAGACGAATCGCAAAAGCCTTCCAAAAGAATTTTGGGGGCAGCGGATATTTTGGAGATTCCTATTGGGTAACTGAGGTCTTTGAGGGCTATCTAATCGTGGAAGATTATTCAGACTACGCACTCTATAAGGTCACTTATACCGAAAGTGGTGATGGCTACGAATTCGCTGAAAAAGATGCTTGGGTAAAGGTCGAGGTGGAGTATGTTGAAAAAGAAGCTCCACCTATGGAAAAGAAAGAAGAAGCACAGGGTCTCGTCGATAAAGTAAAGCAACTTTGGGAGAAGGTCTTCCCTTCAGAGCCAATACCACTCTTCATCACAAAGCAACAGGAGGATGGTAGATTTAGATGGGTGACGATTTCTTCGACCGCTTTCTTGGACGGTGAGGAAGAGATCGTATCTACTAAGGCGTTGGCCGATAATCAACCACTAGCCGAAAAAGACTATGGAGAACTTCGTTTCTGGCACGTACCGCCAATCAAACTTGGAAATTGTGATTTCCAAATGCCTGATGGCGTTTGCTTAGTAGAGTCTGGCCTATGGGATGATAGTGAAGTCGCCAATCCTATTCGAAAGGCCATCGATGAGAATCCGAAGGATTGGAAAGTGAGTATAGGATTCGTTCCTTTGCAAGAAGCATCAAAGAATGTGCTTATCAAGAGCACAACGGTTAAGAAAGTATGGGATGCCATACAAATCAAAGAGCGGTCTGTGTTACCGAAGAAATATGCAGCCAACAAATTCGCTTGTATAGTAACTGAAGGAGGTACTATCGTGGATAAGAAGAAGGAAAAAGTTCTTCAAGAACTTTTGGGCATTGATCTCGCTACTCAGGTGATCAGCAACGTAGATGAACTCAATAAAAAGGCTTTGGAAGACGACGCTGTGGTAAAGGGACAGGAGGAACCTACCCCCGAACCTGTAGTTGCGCCAGCACCTGCGCCAGAGGAAGTGATCACCAAAGAGGATTTAGTAGCAATTCTAAAGGAGATTCAATCTTTGCCCGATAAGTTCAAGAAGCTCGAAGAGGATTTGCAAAAACTGAAGGATGACGTGGCTCCAAAGGCGACGGTTTTGAGGGCCTCTGATGATGTAGGTACTTCTGTATCTGCTGCTGAGGCTGAGAAGCTGGTAGGCCCAACGGAGCTTAAGGCTATCGAAGAAATCGTCGATACCATGCTTGGAAATATTTAGGAGGTTTATAAAATGGACATTGATTATAGGAAACTTGCGCAGGCTCTTCTCTCTGAGAAGACGCTAGAGACCAAGAATATTACTGGAACACCTAATGCACAACCGATTTATGCTCCTGGTGGAATTTTCAGTGCTCTTGGTTTGGAGGATACCGTCGTAAATGCTGCAACGACTCCTCGTGGCATTGCTTCGATACTTCCCGCATTCGGCACAACTTTTCGTAATCCGATTTATCCTTTCATCACTGGTTTCGATCCTGATGGAAGCGCAGAGCCAGTGGGTGTCTGCGAGGACTGCCCTGGTGGAATCATCGAGGTATGTCATCAGACGGCCCAATTTGGTAGAATCTGCCGTGAAAGTCAGGAGATGGAAATCAATGAACTGATCCGAAAGGTGAATCGAGGAGAAACCACCGATCTTCGTGTACTTGGTGACGTGCTTGGACCCGCCCCGATGATGCCACAAGACGTGACGAGCGTTCGTGACTGGTTGAACTTGGTCACAAAGGCTCAGATGGTCATCGTTGGCACGCAACTGCAATCCGCGTTTTATCCTATGGTCTGGCAAGGAAACCCCGTGAATAATACCGCTGGTGGTGGGTATATGGAATTCCCTGGATTCGATATTCTCATTTCTCAACCAAAGGTAGACCTGTTCACTAACGTTCGCTGCCAAGCCATAGAGCCAGACATCAAAGACTTCAACTATGATAACGTCTGCGGAACGGCGGCTGGTGATAGGGACATCGTACAGTATATCTCCTACCTGGACATCTATCTGCGCCACGTAGCAGATCGTGCTGGACTTGCCCCTGTGGATTGGGTTATCGCTATGCGACCAGAACTGTGGATCGAACTTACAGCTTGCTGGCCGTGCCGGTATCTGACCAATCGTTGTCAGACTAGCGTAATGCCTGGTCAGGTCAACCCGACTTTGGTGATCAATGATGAAGGAAATGTCCGAATGCGCGACGAAATGCGTAATGGGATGTTCCTCTGGGTCAATGGTCGCAAAGTCCCCGTGGTGACGGATGACGGTATTTTTGAGGCTAATGTAGTCAACAATGCTAATCTGCAACCAGGCGAGTTCGCCTCTGATATTTACTACATCCCTCTCCGCGCACGCGGAATGCGAGTGTCTTACTTTGAGTTTATGGACTATACACTTACTGCTCCAGAACTCGAAGTGCTCAAGAACAAGCACAGATACTGGGTGACGGACGGAGGCAGGTACATGTGGACGATGGAGGATCAGAGTTACTGCTTTTTGTTCCGCGCAAAGATCGAGCCTCGGCTTATCTTGCGGACTCCGCATCTGTCTGGCCGAATCGAGAATGTATCTTACGAGCCTCTGCAGCACTTGAGAGATTGGAATCCTGACAGTCCTTATAGGTTGAAGGGTGGCATCGATGAAATGCCGCTGATCGACGAGAACTGGTACAAAGGCTGGGAAACTAGATAGTAATAAGTAGAAAAATGGGTCGAGGGTAAAATCTCGACCCATTCAAAGAAGGAATGTTTATGAGTTTCACTTGGCCTGATGTGGCGGTGCAAATAATCACCTACGAACGACCAGGTGAGATTCGTCGCGTCATAGTGGCATTAACTAAATACTTACAGTACGATGGGAAACTTGTATGGTACTTAGCCGATGATGGCAGTAAGGGCAATTATGTGCTAGAGATCCAGCGAGATTTTCCTAAAATAAATTTTAGAGTGTCTGTTACGAAGAGGCTTGGATGGGGAGCAAATGTCACGAGATGTATGCAAATGATCGGCGAGAAGTATATTTTACTATGCGAGGATGATTATGTCGCCTTACAGCAGCTTGACATAAATAAAGGTGTTGCCCTTCTCAATTCCACAGCGAATATTGGACTGGTGCGATATGACGGTTTGGCTGGACATAGACTAAATCTGGCAATCGAGGAAGTTAGTACTCCTCTGGGTGTCTTGCAATATCTGGAAATCCTAAAGAGCAGTCGCGGCCTCAATGTTTATAGCAATCGTCCTCATTTGAAGCACAAAAAATTTCATCGCGCTTATGGGGAGTATCCAATGAATAAGTCTCTTGGTGAGACAGAGAGTGCCTTCGCACACAGGGTGAAAGATGCGCTTGAGAAGGGGCCGAAGATCATTACCCTCGAAAACGGAATTGTCCGTGCATTCAATCATATCGGCAAGTCTAGGCAAGGTACAGAATTCGATCAACTGAAAACAAAAGGATAAGAATGGGCAAACTTATCGATGAGATGGGAAATCGCTATGGTCGATTGGTCATTATTGAAAGGAGTGGAAATAATAAATTTAACTGTGCTGAATGGCTTTGCAGATGCGACTGTGGCAATGAAAAAGTCATCGCTGGAGTGAATTTACGTAGAGGTAGAACAAAAAGTTGTGGCTGTTTTCAGAAAGAAAGACAGCGCGAGGCGCACAGGCTATCCATTGGGGAAGCATCTTTTAATGCTCTGGTTGGAAAGATGAAATTTCGTGCGGATAAACGTAATTTCGAATGGTCTTTGACAGTAGATCAAGTACGCACCCTTTTTGAACAAAGTTGCTATTATTGTGGGATTAAACCACAACAAAAGATATTTATGAGGAGTTGTTATGGTTCTTATAATTATAATGGCCTAGACCGCGTAGATAGTTCCAAAGGTTACAGCATCGAAAATGTCGTGCCTTGCTGTGGAATTTGTAATGTAGCAAAAAATTCTATGACTGTCGACCAATTTCGAGAATGGACTACGCGGCTCTATAAACATCTCATCGAAAAATCAGATGGAGTCGCTGAATGATCCAAGTTTTCAAGCCTTCTCTTGGTGAAGAAGAACTCGATGCTCTACGAGAAATCTTTGCTACTGGTTGGATAGGTTTAGGACCGAAGACAGCGGAATTTGAAGAAAAGTTCGCTGAATACGTTGGAGCAAAGTATGCCATTGCCACTAATAGTGCTACGGCAGCTCTTCACTTGTGTTGCATAGCATTGGATCTCGATGAGTGGGATGTGGTGATGATTCCTACGATGACTTTCGTTTCCACAGCTCATGCTCCTACTTATTGCGGAGCATTTCCCCTATTCGTGGACATCGAAACAGATACCCTGAATATCCAAATTAAAGATCTCGCTCATCGATTAAGAATAGCAGCTAAATTAGGTCATCCTAGAATAAAGGCTATAATCCCCGTGCATTATGGAGGCCACGCTTGTCAGATGGATGCTATCTGGAATATCGCAGACAAATATGGTCTTCGCGTTATAGAAGACGCTGCACACGCCTGTGGCAGTGAGTACAAGGGTCAGAAAATCGGCGGTTTAGAGCGTAGCTGGGCTACTTGTTTCAGTTTCCACGCCGTTAAAAATCTCCCCTGCGGAGATGGAGGAATGATTACTACCAATCACCTTGAATTGGTTGAGAGGCTTCGGCGTCTTCGTTGGTGCGGCATAGATAAGAGCACTTGGGATCGCACAGAAGAGGCTGAATATAAAAAGTATTCTTGGTACTATGAAGTGAACGAATTGGGTTATAAATATCACATGAATGACATCGCAGCAGTCATTGGTTTATGTCAACTAGAAAAATTGGATAAAGGCAATGCCAGGCGTCGTGATATCGCAAACGCCTACACTGCAGCTTTTCAAGAAAAGGCTCCTTGGATAGAAACCCCTGTGGAAAAATCTTACGCAAAAAGCTCTTGGCATAATTACGTGATAAAGACTTCCTCTAGGGATGCTTTGAATGCCTTCCTTAAGGAAAAGGGAATTGCCACAGGGGTGCATTATTATCCGATTCATCTGCAACCTTACTACCGTCGAAAGTTGGGTTCTGTGGTTTTGCCTGTCGCAGAACGTGTGTGGCCGAAGTTGTTGACCTTGCCTATGTATCCTAGTCTTACAGACGAGGAAATCTCTTACATTATATACTCTATCCTAGAGTTTGGAAGGGCAAATGTTAGCTGGTAAGAAAGTGCTGCTTAGGGCTTACGATAACTCTGTAGACGATGGCTGGGATGTCGTGAAATGGCGGAATAATCCGCAAGTAAAGCCCTTCTTCTTCGAGGAGGAGCCACTTTCTCTGGATGCACATTTTGAGTGGGTTGAGAAAATTACGCATAATCTAAATGCTAAATATTACATGATTCAACTTGTAAACGAAGCCGATCCAGCTTTTGGAGTTCAAAAAGACGGAGATATCGGCACGATAGGACTGAATCACATCGATTGGCGAAGTCACACAGCAGAATTGAGTTGGTTTCTCATTGGTGAAGTAAAATATCGCAGTTGGGGCTATGGCACGGAGGCTGTATTCTTACTCCTTGATTATGCTTTCAATCACCTTAACCTTAACAAAATCGGGCTGTATACAATGGCTCTAAATGAGGGTGCTAGGGCGGTTTATCAAAAGATGGGTTTTCAGGAAGAGGGCGTTTTAAGAGAACAGAAATTTAAGAATGGTCAATATATAGATGTCCACATTTACGGCTTGCTGCGAGAGGACTTCAACGATCTGAAGAAGGAGAACCTTATTGGAGAGTAGGGACTTCGAGAAACGTACAGTTCAATTTTTACAAGAATGTGGAATCTCTGGGAAGTCCGCTCTCGACATTGGAGCTAGATATAATCTAGAATATGGCGCAGGTTTATTTGAGGGTCTACAGCGATTTGGTGTTGAGGACTACACAATACTGGAAATCTTTGAAGATAATGTAAGAGAATTAGGAGAACGCGGCTACCCTGTGGTGCAGGGAGATGTACGAGAGGTACAGAGATACTTTCTACCAGAAAGTTTCGATATAGTTTGTTGGATTCATGGCTTAGAGCACCTGAACAATTTTGCGGAGATACAAAAAACTATTAAGAAGCTGAAGAGGCTAACAAGTAAGTGGTTGATTCTCTCGTTTCCAATTGGTATTGAGAAGCAAGGCGAATCTTATGGTAATCCATTTGAAAAGCATAGTTATACGATTGCGGGTGTGAAAAAGATATTAAGTTGCTTTGATAGGAAGGAGAATGTTCGATATATCGTATATCGTAGGTTGCCAAGAAAAGTTGGTTTAGTCGCTGTGAAGTTCAATCCCAATGCAGTGATTCTCTATGAAAAGTGAGAAGATATCACGCTTACAGCAAAAGAAAACTTTAACGGTGCATATCATCGCTCCCTCAGATATTAGTCCTTCAAAATACGCCCGAAGTTTGTGGGGAGATAATTGGGTAAAGGAGGAATTGTCCAAGGCTTTGAAGAAACTAGGTTATCGTATTTCAATTAGTAGACCAGATGTGCATCCACCAGATGTGTTGATTCACCTCTCTGGTGGTGAAATAGAGTACGTGTATAAAAAGAGAATAGAGCAGTTTCCAAATAGTATCTACAAAATCGCGTGGATTTATTCACACCCTGAAAAGGTCTCTACAACAAATTTGCGTGGATACGATAGGATCTATTGTTGTTCTACATTCTTCATCAAGAAATTGTGGGAGATGGGTTACACAGAAGCGCGAGTAATGTTAGGTGCGACTTCTAAGAGACCTATAAGTATGCCTAATAAATATGATGTCGTCTTCGTAGGAAATAATAGAGGCCCACACGGGATGGATGGTCGAGCGATCATTAACCATATTAAATCCCTTGGAAACCTTCCTTATAGAATCGGTATCTGGGGCAGCAATTGGGAGAACAATCAAGTCCCCAAGTCATGGTATGGTGGTCGCTATTGGCCGTATGAGGAGTTGAATAAACTCTATGCCTCCTCGAAGATTTGCCTCCAAGATCACAGGACAGAGATGGTCAATGAGGGTTTTGTTTCCGTAAAACTCTTTGACATTCTTGCATCTGGTAGTCTTGCCATCAGTGATGCCAACAAAGGCATCGATCCCATCTTCAAAGGCGCTGTGCCACAGTATGAATCTGCACAGCATTTGAAACAACTATTAGATCACTATATCAATAATCCACAAGAAAGAGAACGTTTAATCAAGTTAGGTCAAAAAACCGCCTTCGCCTGCACCTGGGAGAAAAGGGCAGCCTTATTCGTGGAGGAACTCCGTGGCTGAACGAATCTTTTATGTAGATTTATTTGAGAAGACCAACTCTAACTTTTATTGGCTCAATGCTTTCCGAAAACTTGGTGTAGTTCAACACTTCGACATTCGGAGTAAAAAGGAACGTCTCGAAAGCATCATCCTCGATTTTGCGCCGACACATATTCATCTTGGCGGTAGTGTAAAGCCTGGGAGAAGCGTCGATGCTCGAATGTTACGAAGAGTCAAAGATGAATTAAATTGTGGTGTCTCTGCTTTCTATGGCGACCGACCTTACTCTGAGTATCATTTGCGACTTGCTAGAGTTGCAGCAGATTATGTTTACATCTCAAATAAAACACACGTAAAACAGAATATTGAAAAGTGTGTTTTCAACTGTGCATACCTTCCCTGTCCTACCGAGCCAAGTATATTCAAGTATTGTCCATCGGAGCAGATTTACGATGTCGTTTTTCCTGGTTGGAATAACGATCCCTCCAGACGTAGAACTTTGAATGAGTTGCACAAGAGATTCAATCTCTATGTGGCTGGCCCGAATTGGGCAGGAACACAATTTAAGTCTCTCAGCCCCGCTTTCGGTGAGGACTTTGCTAAATTGTGTGGACAAACGAAGATTATGCTCAGTCTGATCGGAGACGAATGGCGACATTTAGAAGGATACTTCTCAAATCGCTTGCCCAATGTTTTAGGTTCTCGTTGCTTCCTTATTCAGACTTATTCTGAAGGAATCGAGGATTTATTCACCAATCACAAGCATCTGGTATGGTACAAATCAGATCAGGAACTCTTTGCTATGCTTGATTATTATTTGAAACACCCAAAAGAGCGTACAGAAATTGCTAATAGTGGACAGGAAGAAGTTTTAGCACGCTATACATTCACTCAACACACAAAAAAGATGATAAAAGAGTGTCATGTTGCAACTCAATCTAGGTAGTGGAACTTCGCGGATGGCCGGATTTAAAAACATCGACAAATACGCGAAGGAGGCGGATCTGAATGTAGACGCTTCTGAACTTCCTTATGCTAATGATACAGTAGATAAGATTTATACGTCTCATATGGTTGAGCATGTAACCCTTCCTGAGTTCCAGAAGATGCTGAGAGAATGGAGGAGAGTTCTAAGGTTTGGTGGAGTATTGATGATTCGTTGCCCAAATATTGAGGCTTATCTAAGGAGATGGTTGGCAGGCGATTACAAATTGCGCTGGGGCGAAGGTTTGACCTGGCTTTTGGGATCGGTCTCAAGAGGAAAAGGGCATATCAATAGGAACTTTTTCACGGCGGATAGGATGCACCAGATTGTTAAAGATTCTGGTTTCAAGATAAGGAGATGTACTGTTTATCCAACTAGGTCAGGACATATGCCAGATGGCGACATACTCTGTGAGGCTATAAAGTGACTTTCTTATCTGTGGTAACTCGGTCTTGTGGAAGAACTAGACTTCTCGCAAGAAATAGAAAATCGCTTGCTACTCAAATTGATCCAGACTATGAACATATCATAATTACTGATAATGAGCATAAAGGACTGCACGAAGCCAATAAAAGTCTGAGTAAAAATAAGCACAGGGTGAAAGGAAAGTATGTTCTTATCTTAGATGATGATGACTATATTAGCGACCGAAGTTTCATCAAGCATTTAAAGAATGTCGTCGCACAACATCCTGTTGACATCATTCTTTTCAAAGTTTACCGTAAACAGTTTAGCGAAACGTTACCTTCTAAGAGAACTTGGGGGAAACCACCCGTATTGGGAGAAATCGGCTCTTGTTGCTTCGTGGTAAAGTATGCAATTTGGAGACGCTATATCCATGAGTTTGGACAGCCAAGATATGGAGATTATCATTTTATCAAGGCTTTATTTAATGCAGGATGTAGTCATTACTGGGTGAATCGAACGATGATTACGGTGGATAAAATAGGAGGTGGAAAAGGCTTACCCATCAAGGTTGTGGTATCACCAGATGTAGAAAAGGTTTATCCACAAGTAACAGTAGTATTAGTAAATTACTGCACGAAAGAATTAACGAACGAGGCGAGACGAACGATGATGCTGTATTATCCAAAAATATCTATTATAATGATAGATAATGGATCTAAAGATGGGTCCACAGAGTATATCAAAGTGGTCGGAGAGATGCACGAGAATATAACAACTATCTTGAATGAGCAGAATATTGGACATGGCCCTGCAATGAATCAGGGTATCAATTTAGCTAAGACTCCATTCGTATTTCTTTACGATTCAGACGCCTCATTAAAATGCTCAGATCTCTTAGAAATGATGTTGGCAGAGTTTGCGAAGAATCCAAATCTCTATGCAATTGGTTGGCTCAGAAAGGTAGATAAATTTTCAGGCGTGCCTACAGGGGGTAAAGGAGGAATGGATTATGTTCACCCACACGCAGCAATGATTGATAGGGAAAAATTTCTTCAATTGACACCGATGGAAAACAGCGGAGCGCCATGCACCGCAAATATGCGGGCTGCGTTGGAAAGAGGCTATCAATTGAAGGATTTCCCTGTCCAGAGTTATGTAAAGCATTTGATCGCAGGTACGAGACGGAGATTCGGAGGGCATTGGAAGCCTGGTTCAACTATGAGAGCAAAAACGTGGAGAGCGGACGAACACTATCCTATCTAATAATGGGGAAAAATGAAATTATTTCTTAGTCCTAACGCACCCGATATAAATATCTCGCAGAAGTCCATCACAGGGGTTGAACGAGTCATCCTTGAACAACGACGTTACTTGACAGATTATCTGAAATTCGTTGATTCTCCACTAGAGGCAGATGTCATCGCGGCGCATGTTGTTCCCTACGCTGATACAGTTCCAGATGTACTTCACAACCACGGACTTTATCCCACAGGGGAATTTGCCCTGCCCGTATGGATGTGGCGAGGAAATAAAAATGTTGTAAGTGCAATTCGTCGAGCCAAAAAGATTACAGTTCCATCCCCGTGGGTCGCTGAGATCTTCATCAGAGACATGGGCTTCTGTCCAACTATCATCTCGCATGGCATTCGTCTTGAAGAATGGCAAGAACCTCTTACAGCAAGGGAAATGAATGTAGTTTTCAATAAGAATCGAGTCGATGCTGTCTGCACTCCAGAACCTGCGCAACGCTTGGCCGCATTGTGTCCTGGTATAAAGTTCCTTTCCACTTTTGGCTCGCCAACTAAGAATTTAAATGTTATTGGCCTCCAACCCTACGAGACCATGAAGGAAATCCTCTACAAAAATGGTATTTATTTCGCGCCAACGAAAGAGACGTTCGGGATTGGAATTCTCGAAGCCTTCGCCGCAGGGATGCCTGTATTGGCTTGGTCATGGGGCAACGCCGTCGAATTAGTCGCTCATAAAAAGACTGGATACCTAGCCAAACCAGGCGACTACGACGATACTGTAGCAGGACTAAGGTATTGCATCGACAATTTCGACAAACTTTCACAAGCCGCTCGACAAGAAGCCCTAAAACACGACTGGAAAGAAATTATCCCAAAATACGTCGAAGTCTATGAATCAGCCCTAGAAAAGCACAAAGGGCCACAGGTTACAGTAGTAATCCCATGTTATAATTACGCTGCTTTCATTGCCGACGCCATTCGCTCTGTGCAAGCGCAAACCTTCGAGAATTGGGAATGTATCATCGTCGATGATGGCTCGACGGACGACTCGTTAATGGAAATCAACAAAGTTATAGGAAACGATCCAAAATTCAAGGTCTTGGTACAATCCAACCGTGGTGTGGCAAGTGCAAGGAACAGGGGAGCGATGGAGGCCAAAGGAGAGTTTCTATGCTTCCTCGATGCAGATGACACCTTGAAGGAAAAATTTCTTGCGACCCTACTCCCGCCTTTACTTGAGGATCGTTCCATTGGCATTTCCTTTGGCAGTCTTGAGCTTCACACCCCCCGTGGCCCTGTCTCTGGAAGTTGGCCAAACGGTTTCAATTTTGATGCTCAGTTGAAGAAGCAGAACCAAGTGCCCTCCTGTAATCTGCTCCGCAGAGATGCCTTCTTCCGTGCTGGTGGGTATAAGAATCATTTCGCACTTGGCGAGGACGCCGAATTGTGGACTAACATTGGTTTAGCGGGTTTCAGTGCGATTCATACAACTCAAACCCCTGTGATGATCTACCGAATCCACGGGGAGAGCGTAACCAATAAGGCGAGGAAGGAAAAAACGAAAGAACCTAATTGGTTAGACTTTATTCCCGCCGCTAACGGTGGCCCACAGCCGTTTGCCAGCATTGCAACTCCAGAAAACTATTCTCACCCTGTGTTCAGCTACGATCAGCCTCTTGTTTCCATCATCATTCCTGTCGGCGATGGTCACGAAGCAGTCTTAGAGAATGCAATAGAATCAGTGAAAACGCAGACTGACACAAGATGGGAATTAATTGTAGTCGATGACACAGTATTAGGCAAAATCAAAAATTGTGGTATAATACCTTATGTAGAGCGTTATCCATTCGTAAACTGGAAGAGGAAGAGAAAGTACGGCAACGTCAGTGCTGCTAGAAATCTAGGGGCGAATTCTGCGAAGGGAAGATTTCTGCTCTTCTTGGATGCAGATGATGAACTAGACAAGCACTTTCTTAGGCAGACCTTGAAAGTTGCGGCTATCAGGCCAAAATCGATCATCTATACTGATTGGATTTCGCTGCCAGAAGGGAAAATTCATCACGCTGAGGAGTGGAACTTTGAGCGACTGAAGAAGCAGGCTCTCTTCGTCATCACCTTTCTACATCCAAAAGAAGCTTTCGATGAGGTCGGCGGATTCAATGAAGAGATTCCTGTTTGGGAGGATTGGGACTATACTGTACAACTAGCGCATAAAGGTTATCATGGTATAAGGGTTCCCGAACCACTATTCTCATATCATTACGAGAGTGGCAAGAGAAGGGAAGAGTGTCTCGATAACGCCGAAGAACTAATGAAGGAATTCAGGCAGAGATATTTAACTTTGGAAGCCTTGCCTCCTAAAGAATTGGGATTAGTAATATTACCTGAAGATCCATTAATTAAGAAGCCAATCAAAAAGGATGAAGCGATGGCAACGAAAGCACTAATCAAATACACAGGTGATAATATGGGAGCGAGGACTTTTAGGACTCCTTTAGGAAACCGCTATAGATTTGATGGTCGCAGTCAACGGCAGTCTTGGGTTCCGATAAAAGACGTACACTTTTTCGAGCGGATGCTCGACTTTCAAGTTGTTGAGACACAATAGATGGGCTGTGGTTGTAGCAGGAACGTCGTTAATATAAAGAGCCGTCCACCAGATTTGAGGGGACATCCTACTGTGATTCTTGAATATACTGGAGACAACAAAGGGTCGAGGACAGTGAATACTCCCCTTGGAAGTCTATACAAATTTGATGGGGTAGATCATAAGAGGTTCACTGTTTTGAGTGGCGATGTATTCTTCTTTACGCAACAACTAGAACAATTCAAGGTGATATAATGGGTTGCAGGTGCAGGAAAAAATTAGACTCATTAAAATCTAGGAATCTCGATGGATTGATAACTGTTACGTATCTGGGAATTTATCAGGGTTCGAGGAACTTCAAGACTCCCACAGGGAGCGTCTATCGATTTGGTACTGGAGCAAATTCAACCAAATTAGTCAATATGCGCGATAAAGATTATTTTAGTGCTTTACCTGACTTTGCGATTGTGGAGGGATAAATGTCTAGAGCAGATACTCCCACGTTGTTAAGCTTGGATCATTATTCAGAGATTCTCGGACTCGATCCTCGACATTTCAATCAAATGAAGTGTAATGCTTTCCCTGTGGTATCGACCTGTGAATCTATCTGGTATCAATATGACTGGATGGATAAGGGCAAGGCTTCACGGGAGGGGTTAGCGCGGGCCATCGCTCAAGCCGAGCAGATGATAATGAATGAGTTAGAGTTCTCACCAGCTCCAAGATGGTTCGAGGCTGAGAAGCACACTTATCCAAGGCAAGATCGAGTGTTGACTAATTATGGAACAATCTATTATCCAGCACAAAATCAGGATAGACGAAAAACGGTTACTACACGATATGGTTATTTCATAGAGGGTGGCAGAAAAAAGATCGATGCGATTGGAAGCAATCGACCAGTTCAGTATATCGATTTAGATGGCGATGGCTTCAAGGAAATCGCCAGAGTAACCGTACCTTATATCAATGCAAATACATCTTTGACTAAAGAGGGAATTGGTGTTTTTCCCTCGACTGATACAGATGAAATCAAGCGTATTCGTGGACTTAAGATAGGACTTACGAATACTCAAGTAATAATTGAAGGACAAAGTTCACAGTTTGTGCATCCCATCAATTGGCAAATAGATGCTGCTATAAATGGTGACGATGCTACTGTTTTCTTGGATGAAGTATTCGTTTATTATATTCACACATCTGAACAAGGAACGAGTTTCGCTCCCGTAGTCTTCGAGTGGGAAAGAAGCACTGAAATAAACTTCGTAACAGCATCTGGAGTACTGCGGGCACGAAATCCTAATCTTGGAATCGTAACATTAGTTCCAGCGGTTTGGGATAGTGCTACATCAACATGGTTAGCTGCATATTTCAATATCACAGATGAACCGTACTACGCCAATCTCTATTATAGGGCTGGATTTCCTGTGAATTATCAGGGAAGAATGGCTGCGCCCTTTGATAGAGCCGTGGCAGCTCTCGCAACTTCTCTGCTCACTGAGCCAATCTGTGGTTGTGGTGGGTCTGAGAAGTTGGCACAGGAATGGCAATCTAGGCCAACAAGTCCTGTAGCTTTTGAGCAGTTGACAGCTCCATTTGGACCTAAAAATGGGGCTTGGGAAGCGTGGTTGATAGTTTCGCAATACTTGGGCGTTGGATACGCCTTGACTTAGGAGGTTAAAATGACTGACATTTTTTGGAAACGTGGGCAAGGAAGGGCTTTCATACAGCCTTATCGAAATCCTTCCCACAATAATGTTTATCTCGGCTGTGCTAGAGTTGGAGGTTACACCAAATCTCACGGTGATCTCACACCAGTGTATTGTCCATCTCCTGAAAGGTATGGACAATATGAAGTGGTAGATGTCATCAGAGGTGAAGGTGGACTTCCGACTACATCGGTCGATGCTCGATTTGGTTTGGTCAATGAAATTCTCGAACAAGAATGCGATTTCGATCTGGATGTGCATTATGGAAGGTGTGCTGATCCCACAGATTTCAATAGGGGTTGGGAGAAAATCATAAAGTTTGAGCGGTCTGGAATCACAGAGGAATCTTCAGACGAACTTTCCTCTTTGGAACCTACCGATGAAGCTTTGATTATGCTCACTGCAAGCATTACTTCTTGGACACGGATTTTTATCGAAAGAATGACCTATGCCGAACGAGCCGCTAGTGAGACCGATACTCCAGTTTTGGCGGTCGCTATCTGCGACGATTTATCCTGTGGTGAGTGTGGTTGGGAGTCTGGAGGTTGCCGACGGCTGTTGGCTGCTACAGCGGCAGTTGCGGGATCTCCTTACGATCTTCCTGAGCTACTCGAATCTTTGGATAAAGGCTTAAACTGGAACGAGTGGGACATCGATACGCTCCATGATGCAGATGTCTCAGGGATCGCCTGTGTTGGAAGTCGCGTAGCTGTAGTCTCTGCTGGTTCTACAGGACTGCACTATGCAAGTTTGTCTGACTTGGACTCGTGGACGGAAGTCTCGAATGTGTTCCAAGTTGGCGCACTGCCTTTGGCAATCTTCGCATTCTCTCCAACACAAGTCTGGATTGTCGGACAGAATGGCTACGTATACTTCACAGACGACATCACCTCTGCTGCGGCTTACGAAGTTCAGGATGCTGGCGCGGCTGCTGCTGGGGATGACCTTTTGGACGTTCACGCTGCGACCAGTCGAAACGTGGTGGCGGTCGGCGAACTCGGTACAGTAGTTGTAACAACGAATGGGGGACTCACCTGGGCTGCGGCAGCTTCATCGCCTACTGCCTCTGATCTCTACTGCGTGTGGACGAGGACACCATATCATTGGTTGGTCGGTGGTGCAGATGGGAATCTCTACTACACACTAAATGCGGCTGTGGCTTGGGTACAGAAGGAATTCCCCGATGACGGAAGTGGTATCGTGGAGGACATCGTTTTTTATGGCTACACAAATTCCTCGGTAGGATTCCTAGCCTATGCTTACGATCCTACAGGGACGCCACCGAGTGCGACGAGTGATGGACGGATCTTAAGGACTTTGGACTCAGGTAACAGTTGGTACATCGTGCCAGAGGAAGAGGCGTCATCTGTTCCTGACAATCTTGCCTTGACAGAACTCGCTGTTTGCCGAGATCCAAACTTCGTTTTGGCAGGTGGCTATCGCACACTTTTGGATGGTGTGGTTGTTGTCGGAGAAGGCTGAGTTTAGAGAGGGTGAGGCTTTCAACCTCACCCTCTAAATAAGGAGGAAGAATTTGTATAAAAGGGGGACACCTGAATATGATTTGTGGAGAGACACGCCTAAATATGATTTATGGCGTAAGCGAATCTCTGTAGCAATGACTGGTAAAAGGATGTCTGAAGAAACCAAGCAGAAGATAAGTGAAGCGAAGATTGGTGAGCGAAATCCCTTTTATGGTAAACATCATAGCGCGGCTACACTTGCAAAGATGAGTGCAACAAGGATTGGCAAACAGTGTGGTGAACAAAATCCTATGTATGGAAAACATCACAGCGTGGTGACGCTTGCGAAAATGAGTGCAGCAGAGATTGGCAAACAACGCGGTGAGCGACACCCCATGTATGGGAAACATCCTAGTACAGAGACCCTTGCAAAAATGAGTGCAATAAAGATTGGTAAACATCCTAGTGATGAGACACGTGCGAAAACAAGTGCAGCGATGACTGGTGAACAAAATCCTTCTTGGCGTGGTGGTATCTCGTTTGAGCCATATCCAACGACTTGGACTGCCCATTTTCGGAAGGCAATACGAAAGCGCGACAACCACACCTGTGCATTATGTAGTAAGGTGCAGGGGGAAAAGAGATTTGCGGTTCATCACATCAACTACGATAAAGAGGATCTGCGCCCCGAAAATTTGGTTACTCTTTGTAAATCTTGTCACAGCAAAACTGGCAGTGATCGTGAATACTGGACGAATCTCTTCGAGATGGTTTACGTTCCTGATTTTTCCAAATGGCCTATATTCCTGATTTCCCAAAAGAAAGGATGAAAACAGAATGAGTCTGACTGCTGATGAATTGGCTGGAAAGGCCCTCGAAAAAGAGGGAGCACAAAAATCTGTGATCACTCTTGCAAGCGGCGCAGTTGTAGAAGCACGGCCTGTGCCCGATATGGTGCTTCAATCACTATTCTTACAATATCCAGAACCACAACCGCCTATCTTGGAGACGGAAGTACGTGGAAAAATGATCCGAGAGGCGAATATGAGCGATCCCGATTATCTCGCGGCGGTAGCAAAGAGAAATGGGGTGCTCAGTGATGCTGTGCTCAATCTGACTCTTCTCAGAGGTTTGAAGATTTTACAGTTGCCGCCAGATTTGCCTGAGTATGGCGAAGATGATTCGTGGGTAGAAGAGCTTTCTGATCTGGGTATAGAGATTCCAGAGAAGAAAACGCTTCGAAAACTTCTTTGGATGCGATACTATGTAGCCGTTTCTACAGGCGACTTGGTAAAACTTCAACAGGAGAGCATGAGGCTTGCTGGAACCTCTGAGGAGGAGATCCAAGTCGCCATGCAGCGGTTTCAGCGTGACCGTGGACGGGATGCCGATACAGCACCTTCAGCAGACGACTCAGAAGGGATCGGAGATCAGGTATAGCAGAGATTACGAATGTAGAGAAGCTGCTAGATTTGCCCACGCCTCTTGGCGTGAGTTTCAGCGACTTTCGCAAGTGGAGAAAGCGCAGACTTTGGCGCATTTCAGGTTAAAACATATGATAGACGCAACAATTATGAGTAGGAAATAATGGCTGCAATTGGTATAGAATTCGTCGCAGTAGGTATTTCCCGTTTTATGCGGGTGTTGACCACTGCTGAATCCGCTATAAAAAAGGGAAGTCAGGGATTTGTTGATGCTGCGAAAACATCGTTGAGTTATGCTCAGCGACAACAATCCCTCGCTATAGCAATTAATAAAGTAAAAGAAGCACAAGATAAAAATTTGGTAGTTCACCCCGCCATTTTAGTAGCCATCGAGAAGGAGAAAAGAGCACTAAAACTACTTTATGCAGAAATGCGTACTGGCCGTGCTGATATGGTTGCAACTACTGCTGAAGCTGGAAAATTCGCGCGTAATCTTTATACGATTAGTTTTGCAGCAGGAGTAGCGAGTGCAGCCCTTTTGAAATTCAGCCAGGTTAATTTGAAAACGGCCCTATCCGTTGAGAAACCTGCTATCGCTTTAGAGATACTCACCGAAAATACGAATGCTCATAGAGAAGCTGTTGCAGCCGAAATAGTGGAACTTCAAAATCTCAATATGACTCAAGGTGATGCCACTCAGATGGTCGCCAGATTTATGGCTGCCCGATTCGATCTTACTAAAGCCTCTGATGTTGCAGAGATGGGTACACATCAATCTATACTTACTGATTTGGAGGCTATAGAAGTCATTGAGCGCATGACTGATGCCATTGTAAACAGGACTACTAGAGGATTGAGAGACTTAGATTTGTATATGCGCACTAATGAGACATTTGAAGACTTTGCTGAAAATTTAGAAATACGCATCAAGGATATGTCGAAAAGCGAGCAGATGGAGGCAATTTTTAATGCGATTTTGGAACGAACTAATGTTTTAATGGGCGTGACAAATGAACTATGGGAATCTGGTGGAGGGTTACTTCAGATTTATCACACCCAAGTCAAAGATTTGCAGGCGACTCTTGGAAAAGGCTTGCTTCCTTCTCTCATCGATGTATTGAAAGTTGCGAATGATTTTCTAGAATGGTTAAATAAACTTCCTAAAGCTGCTACAGATGCCATAGCTATATTAGCACTTCTCGCTGGGGCGCTTGCTGGTGTAACAACGAGCACCCTTATGCTTGTAGGTCTTCTTAGAATAGCTGGACTTGACGCTCTCCTTGCTAAAATAGGAACTATTGCTACTGCAATTACTCCTGCAGTTGGTATAGCTGTTTTGGTTTTGGGTGCTCTTACCATAGGGATTAGTCGAGTCACTAAAGCGATCAAAGACTTGAAAACAGCTCCTTTGGAGGATGCCATCCAATCTATGGAAAGAATCTTTTCTGGAATTCTAAAAATACCTCTTGTTCCTCGTCCAATTGCTGAATGGATAGTACGCAAACTTAGGGAACTTTTTGATATAGTTACAGACGAAGCCGAAAAAGCGGGACGGGATGTAGGACGAGCCTTCATAGATGCTATGGTCGAAGAAATAGATGCACAACTTCGTAAAATCGACATCGAGGCAACTCGTTTAGCAGAAGCATTTGAACTCGAACAAGCAAAGGCAACAATAGTTCTCGTTCCTTTGCGATTGCAAGAATTACAGATTCAAAGAAATATTGACAAAACGCAACGATTAGCTGATGCAGCAGAAGAACTAGCCGAAGGCCCGCTAAAGAATGCGCAAGCCCAACTTAAATTGCTTGGTGACATCTCCAAAGATTTGGATAGAGCACTACTACCTTATGAACATGCTCTGAAACGAACAGAAGCCGCTGCTGCTGAAATACTCATTCCTTTACGAGCACAGGAAAGGTCTCTGCAACGACAACTTGATTTGCTGGAACGGAGAATCGCTCTCGAACGAAGGTCTTTGGAAAATGCTCTTAGAGCAGCAGAATTGTCCCTGCGTGGAATCGAGGATCAAGTCTATGCCCTCGATAAGGCCCTGTGGCCTTTGCAGGACGCCTTTACTCAGATTCGTGCCGATGCCGATTTGGTGTTGATTCCGCTCCGCAGGCAGCAAAGGGCCATCGAGCGGCAGATAGATTCTATGACTCGTCTATCCGAGATAGAACAAGAACGGATCGAGAGACACCTTCGTGCTCTGGAGAAGCAGAGAGACGCTTTACAAGAGATCATCGACGTTGACAGAGATCGTCTTGAGTTAATCAATCACGAAATCTTCATGGAGCAGTTACGTAATAGAATTCTTCAACGAGTTACTTCTGCTGGACTCCTTACTATGCAATCTCAATCAGCAGTCTTACAAGATCAACTCGATCTTCGGCAAGAACAGATGAAGGCCCTGAATGAGCAGACCAAAGACGAACGCGAGAGACTACAAGATGTAAAAGATACTCTTGAGGAACAACTTGAACCTCTCAAAAAGCGTCTGCAGCTAATCCTTGATGCCATCGCTCCTGAAGAAGAAAGAGTGCTCTTCGCTCAAGAAGAACTTCGCTTGGAGGAGGCGAGGCAGGCGGCATCCAGAATAACTTTAGAGCAGCAAAGACGATTGGCCGAGGAAGAAGTAGAGCAAGCGCGACGTAGACTCGAAGACTTTGATGAATTAGCTATAGCACGAACTCAAGCACTAAGAGATGAACTTATACTTATAGGAGATGTAATCACCCGTGAGGAGGAAAGAATACAACAAGCGCGTGATGAACTAGAATTAGCGCGTATGCGGCAAACCGAAACCAGAATAGCACTCGAAAATGCAGTCCTTCTGTGGGAAGATATACGAGACACAGCTCAAATACACTTTGATATAATTAAGGAAACTTATGATACTATACTCGAAGGTTTAAAAAATGAGTTGGACGCTGTGGGATTTCTCATAACCGCAAGAGAAGATGAACTCAAGATAATTAGTTTAATAAGAGATGCGGTAGACGCTACCCTGAAGCTGGAAAAGGATCAACTTGAAACAAGAAAGAAATATTTATCAATATTGAAGGAGATCCAAGAACTTCCGCTTATTATGAAAAATGGTGCAACTGGTGGTGCAACTGCAACTCCCTCTGCTGCTACGATTCCCACTGTGCCAATGCCATTACCTGTGCCCACACCATCAATAACAAGTCAATCTAGTGTAGTTGGACCGACGATTCAATTAGTGGCGCATTATGGTAAAGTGCAGTCTATAGCGACTATAAAGGACGACGTGGAGTTAATGTTATCATATGCGAGTTAGACACCAGAAGGGCGAAACTTTTCGCATCGTAACAGCCTGTGACGGAAAAACTTGGTTAGATTGGCCTATGGCTCTTACGGAGATTAGCGGCTTGGCTATGCCTCCTCTGGAACACAGGACTTCTCGTTCTCCATTTCAACATGGAGAGACCCTGTTGGGCACGGTGCTAAGGCCAAGGGTAGTGCAAATAAGTATGCACTTGCGGGGCTGTGATAGGCCGCAGATGTGGGCGTTGCGTACTCAGGTAATCGAGTTACTAAATCCCTTGCTGGGACAATTCAAGTTTCAGGTGCTCTTCGACGATGGAAATATCTATGAGCTGTGGAACGTAGTCTTCGATGCTGGTTTTGATGCGGGAACCATCGATCAAATTCAGCCAGAAACACAAAGGATTTCTCTTCGTCTGATTGCCTATGATCCTGTATGGTATAGTCCACAGCAGATAATGGAAATATCTGGTGGAGAATTAGAACCCTGGTTGGTCTTTCCTATGGCATTTCCAATCATGTTTGGTGTAGCAGATGAATTATCTGAGATAGTAGATGTACTGAATTCTGGGAATTGGGTATCTCATCCTATCATTATCTTCCAGGGACCGATGGAAGGCCCTATCGTAGAAAATCTTACTACAGAAGAAAAGCTGGAACTAAAATACGCCATACCAGCAGGGGAGATAGTCACAATAAACACAACTCCAGGAGTAAAGACTGTAACTAATAGTTCAGGAGATAATTTACTTGGCTATTTGAGCAGCGATTCAGATTTAGGAACGTTTCATCTAGACCCTTCTCCATTAGCACCTTTGGGAGTGAATGAAATCTATTTCTCTGGAATAAACTTGGGTGGGGTGGGACAGGCTAGAATAGAATGGTATAATAGATACTTAGGAATATAGGAGAGTAATATATGGCACAAACTTCACAGCCTTGGTTGGGAGTTGCAATCGGAGATGCCTCACGAGCACCTTATTCAGCCGATGAGTGGGCTGAAATGTTTCGGGATATGTTTGACTCAGACGAGGAGAGAGGCGTTTTGCGAGATCGTGGAGGAGAACTAGCAGGCGCAGTTCTTGGCGTCACTCAATTCAGGATGGCTTCTGGAGCAGCCTTAGTTAGAGGTAGGTGGTATAACAATAATGCTAATGTAGATTTTGCACCAGCCGTCGCAACTGCTGGTACACGTAAAGATAGAATCGTCTTATCCTGTTCTTGGAATGATATAAATAGTGCAGCGAGAGATCCAGCTATTCAAACTGCACAGACGATTGTATTGATTCGCCTCATTAATCCCAACAATAATGTTGATGCAGTAGCTCCGACTACAACTGACGGTGTTCTTTGGGAAATACCCCTTTACGTAATTGAAATTAATGTTGCTGGTGCAGTAACCGAGTTTTCGGATGATAGAGAATTCCTCTTAGAGGCTGCAGGTGCTGGTGGATTCTATGATGCTTATGTTTGTGTGCGCGACTTAGAAGCTCAAGGTGTAAATGGTGGAACTTTCACATTAGGAGCTTGGCGAACACGAGTAATCAATAACGAGCAGGCAGATGCGGCAGGAATTTGTACTCTTGCAGCCAATCAAATAACTCTCGCTGCTGGAACGTATCGTTGTATGATCTCCGCACCAGCCTTCCGTGTTGGTAATCACCAAACACGTCTCCAAAATATTACACTTGCATCTACTATATTATCAGGTACAACAGAAGGATGTGGTGATGCAGCTTACACAATCACTCGTTCAATCATTGCTGGACGATTCACTTTGGCAGGCGCACATACCTTGGAAGTGCAACATCGATGTTTAGAGACGATAGCAGGCAGTGGCTTCGGTTCAGCGTGTAACTTTACCGAGGAAATCTATACTATTGCAGAGTTTTGGAGAGAAGTTTAGTTGATCCTGAAATCCTGGCCTTTGCCGCCTGAATTCGCCTATATCAGTCAATATTTCGGTGAAAATCCTGCGGATTATGCGCTCCATAAATTGGACGGGCATGAAGGTTGGGACTTTCCTTGCCCTGTGGGAACGCCTACTTTTGCCACCCACGATGGCTGGTTAGACCCTCGATGGAGAGGTGAATATGGTGATTCCGTGCAAGTGCATAATGGAGAAGGCTCTTTCACTCTTCATGCCCACTTAAGTAAAACTATTGGAGTATATGGTAAAACAGTAGTGGCTGGTCAAATCATTGGAGAAACAGGTAACACTGGAAGCAGCACAGGGCCACATTTACATTGGGGGATTAAGCTAAATGGTAAATCCAATCCTGGATATAAAAACTGGCTTGATCCTAAAGACTACTTGATAAAGGAAGATCTCATTATGCCGAGCAAATTATCCTGGCAAGCCCAAAATTGTACTTTTCTGCGTGATCCAAATGACTTCGTAGTACGCCACGTCAAAGATTCGGGCGTATGGGCGGCGATGCTTATCGATCCCGACGTACTTGGAAATTCTAATCCATTTCCTGGCGTGCAGTGTATGGGGCGACTGTGGTTCAAGGGCGATCCTGACCACGCTTTGATTCGTAAAGGAGCACAGGGGGCACGAGAATATGTAGCCCTGTGCGCTCCGCGTTGGGCGACTTGCCCTTGGATAGCGATTTGGCATGGGCCTAATGAGCCATACACAGGAAATCCTGAAGATCCCAACGACTTCGATCCGATGCGATGGTTAGCCGAATTCTATGTCGAACTCGTGCGATTGGCCCATCAGCGAGATATGAAGATGGGCGTTGGTGTCTTTGGTACAGCTCAACCAGCAGGCCCAAAGGCTAATCCTCTGCCCACGATCAATAAGAAGTGGCAAATCTTTGGCCCAGCCTGTGCAGAAGCCGACGCTTTGGTGGTTCACGAGTATGGGATGGATACACTTAATTCTACCCCAGAAAATGAGTGGCACATCGGCCATTACAAACGTGGGGTAGCGACTTTGCGAGATGCTGGATTTCGTGTTCCACCAATCTGGATTACAGAACACGGCATCGACCGTGGAGGTGGTGCGACGACAGATGGCTGGCGAGTGAAATTGGGAGGCAATGAAGTTGAGTATATGCGCCAACTAGCGTTTAGAGATGTTGAATATGCTGCCGATCCACTCATTCAAATAGTGACACCTTTTGTTTGTCACGACTTCAATTGGCCATCATTCACCATACTAGAGAGTCTATCTACCCGCACTGTATGGCATATCAAGAGTAAGGGAGCGTATAAACCTGATGGAGGAAGCATGGAATTCACTGCATTTGAGGTAACTCGATGTCGAACAGAATTGAACGTAGTTCCAGCCACGATAAAGGCATCGGTTGAGAGAAATTATGTCTGGTTGAAGGAATTATACAAAGCTGGCGATACCTTTGCCTTCGCTTTGGTATATGATTCCCAAACGAAGCGATACAAGGCTCTGAAATTGGAAACTTCGCGTTGGCAAGTCGTATCTTCGATTGACTTATAGGAGGGTTTGATAGTGAGGCGAGTAGCAATTCTGACTGATTTCGTAAGCCATGATCCAGCGTACAGCCTATGTGCAGTTGTAGCAAATCAAGCGAAAATGTTGCATACGGGAGGATATGAATTTAAGGTATTGACACGCGCAGAGTTCAAAGCCCCATATGAAATGCAAGTTCTCGATCCTGGAGAGACTGGTAGTAATGTGGTCAATATAACCAGTAAATCTGCTAGCGAAATCGATTCATTGACGGAGCAGTTGCGTTCGGCCCTAGTTGGAATAGATGTGGTTCTCACTCACGACTTGTTATGTCAATCTAACTTATGGAAGTTTCACGTCGCAGCACGTCGCATCGCCAAAGAGCGGCCTGATCTTCGCTGGCTCCACTGGGTACACTCTGGAAGTTCAGGAGACATCTCTGGCCAGACAGGTAGATTTCAAGGAGAGTTGCGGGGCAAGTTTGCTAATTCGCGCTTAGTAGTGTTTCACGAAGAAGAGGCTATGCGCAAGCGTGCAGCCTTTGGCTACGAGATGTACGAGACAGTAATTATCCCAAATCCTATCGACTTCACTGAGAATTATCACCAAGTAGCACTGAAAGCCATCGAGTTAGGTGGCCTTTGGGATGCAGACATCATTGCCGTCTATCCCTCCCGACTCGACCGTGGCAAGCAACCGCACATCATCATCGAAGCATTCGTTGGATTGCGGAATATGGGCTGGGATGCACGGGTAGTTATTATTGACTTTCACTCGACGGCGGGCGACAAGGCTGTGTATCGTGAGGAGATGAAAAATCAAGCAAGTGCGGCTGGCGTGCCAATAGTGTTCACCTCCGACTTGGGAGGAGATGCAGCATATCACATTCCACACGAGGCGGTCGTAGACCTATTTGACTTCGCTGACATCCTCGTGCATCCGTCGCGTTCGGAGAGCGATCCACTCGTCGTGCCAGAGGCAGCTTGGGCACGGTGTGGCTTGGTGCTAAACTTCGACCTACCGATGTTTCGACTGTGGCAGAATCGAGCACTGCTCTACAAGTTCTCCTCCAATGTAGATGTGGCGACTGGAATGCCTGGAGATACGACGACTAACTATGGTGATAGACACGCCTATATGCGCCACGTAGCTGGTGGAATCGCCTATATGATGGGTAATGACCCCGTGCTATTGAACCATGCTCGAATGCGCAAAGAAAGGAGCCTGAAGGCAGTATGGGAGAAACACCTGTGGCCAGCGATAGAGGCGAACTGACTAGCATCATCATCCCGTGTTACATCCTGCCCGATAAGGATGCGGAGTTGTTGACATTCCTGAAACGGTGCATCGAATCAATCCGTTGCTACACTAAAGACCATGAACTGATTTTGGTAGACAATGGCTCTCCCATTGGTGGTGAATATATGAGGGACGAGGCCGATATTTATGTACGCAATCAGAGCAATCTGGGTTTCGCTCCAGCGGTGAACCAAGGACTCAAACTGGCACGAGGTGAGTGGCTCGTGGTGATGAATGATGACATAGAATTGATAGACAACTGGTTAGCGATGGCAAGAGAGGCGTGGGAAGATACTACTGGAGTTATCTGCTCCCACCTGCTTGCCCACGATCCTGAGTGCAAAGTTGGGCGCATGGTAGCTCCTTGGGGGCACTTCTTCGGTGCTCTTTGGATGACCAGACGAGAGATCGTAGATGAGGTGGGATACTTAGATGAAGGCTACGAACGCGGTATGTTTGAAGATCGTGATTTCGTACTACGCATTTTGCAGACGGGACGCGAGATGGTGAAGGTCGGACATTGCACCCACGTTGGCAATGCCACCTGGGGCAAACTTCCCAATCAGAAAGAAATCTATCTACGCAATAAAGAACGATTCGAGGCAAAATGGAGCAAAGTATAACTGACATCATAGTTACCACTCACAATAGACTTGACTATCTGAAACAGACTCTTCAACATATCTGGGAGCGTACCAGATCTCCGTACAAATTGCATGTAATAGATGATGCCTCGAAGTCAGGCAACGTCGAGTGGCTCTTAGAGAAATGGCGTGTGGGACGAATCGAGAGTTTGTTATTGCGTGGTGAGAGACATGGGTTGTTACCCAATATAATTGCTGCGACTTGGATTAGTTTCTCTGACCCGTTCGTAGTGACAGATGATGATATACTCTGTCCAGACGTGGAACCCGACTGGTTGACACGCGGGGTGCGAGCGATGCAAGCACGACCACGGTTGGGTCTCTTGGTACTCAATCATCCAGGAGCCAGGCGTGTAGCCCTTCCAGAACTCCAACATCCCAAGGATAAGGAGGTCATATATTGTATGGCCGTAGGCGGGACGTTTGCCTTCGTTCGTAGAAAACTGGCCGAAGAAGGAACGTTGCCAAAGCGTCGTTATGATTTTGGAACTACTCCAGCGATGATACGTTGCCTCGCTACACGAAATATGGGATATGAGATCGGCTACCTTCGGGAAACTTACTGCCAGCACATTGGAGTTGCTTCGATCCTCACCGAGCGAAACTACTCCAAGATAGTGATTGAGCCAGTCGATCTCAAGACCCTTGCGCCTCCTGAAAGGTGGCGTGAATAATGTCCCTAGTACTTCTGAGACGATATAGACAATTGATGGCATTGATACCAGAACTCTTCGATCCGAAAAATGCTGGGACTCTTTTATATGTGGGTGCTTGCCCGCAGCGTTGTCATTATAGCACTGAATTGTATAAAATTGGGCATAAAATCACCGTCTTGGAGATATGGCCAGAGGCAGTTGAGGGTTTGAAAAAAACGCGATGGTGGGGAAATTTCGAGCACGTAATTTGTGGCGATGTACGTAAGGTTGCCGAGATTGAATTGCCTTATGCGAAGTATGACTACATTTTCTGGTGGCACGGTCCAGAGCACATAGATTGCTCCGAGTTTCCTGATACTGTTCAGGGATTGGAGAGCATCACAACGCAACTTGTAGTCATGGGTTCACCGTGGGGAATTGCGCCAGGAGGAATAGCCTACGGTAATGACGCTAATCGCCACCGTAGTTATTTATACTATGAGGACTATGCACGGTTACGCTATGAGGTCGCGGCACTGGGACCAAAGAATCGGGGGGGCAGTAATTTGCTGGCCTGGAAATGGATCAAGAAATGAAAATCGATCTTGGTGGTGGTCTGAATTGTCCACAGGGATATGTTGGACTCGACAAGCACGGGGGGCATATACTGGTTGATTTGGAAGATGGGGCACTTCCGTTCCTCGACGATTCGATTGATGAGATCAGGGCGCATCACATCTTGGAACATATCAGCAATCTCATTCCATTGATGAACGACTGTAGGCGGGTTCTCAAGTCAGATGGATTGATGGAAATCGAAGTGCCCAAGTATCCATCCTTTACCTGTTTCGTCGATCCCACGCACGTAAGGGCATTCGCAGACGGAACTTTTGACTATTTTACGCATCGATTGGCCTATTTCAATTATGGCATCGAGCCGTGGACAATCATTTCTCAGAAGTCGTCTCCAGACTATTTATGGGTTACATTGATGCCTGATGATATGGACGTAACTGATGGCTAACTGGGTTAGGGCAATCCTCGAAGCAAATCCTGAACTGGCGGCGTTGCCCGTTGTGAAGCGGGCGCGTCGCTCTCTGCATCTGCGCCGTCCCGATGGAAAGATTCTGGGGCTGTTCACGGGTAGCCCTATACACTATCAGGATGAGCAGGGAACTTGGCAGCCCCTAGACACCATGCCCTTGTTTGATATAGGGCGTGGCCTGTGGTACTGCCCTGGACTGAATGTGGTCATCACTGAGACAGGCGTGGTGCATCTGGGCGACTACAGCCAATGGACCAAGCGCATCGGACTGTTCAGGCCCAGCACGATGGAGTTGCTGGCAACCCGCGAGGTGCCCCTGGGACAAAGAGAGGACGACGCGCTGATTGCGGAACGCGACGAGTGGCGCGTGGAGCGGCGCATCACCCCTACGGGCTATCGAGAGTTGCTGACCCTGAAGATCAAACCCGACATCCCACAGGCACAAGTCGGCGACTTCCTCGTTCTAGAGACAGTGGTGGGCGGCGTCTCTCTGCCCAACGGCTGGGTTGAGGGCGAATACGCCATTTCCGAGCACTGGTCGCCTATGCCCGTGGCCTGGGACGCGAACAACGAACCGCTGACGTGCCGTAGGTACTGGCGAGATGGGGTGCTCTACACTGGCATCCCCGTCACCGAATTGGCCCACGCTGTCTATCCGATAACCATAGACCCTGACTTCACGGGCAGCACGGCGGATGGGCACGTTAGGGGACTTAGTAACGATTATGATACTGCCCGCAGCACTTCTGAGTCGTCTAATATGACTGGTACTACCTTCACCTGTGGTCAGTTGTTCGCCGGAGGTGATTATTATATCTGGCGAAGTTTCCTGAAGTTCGATACTAGCGGCATTGGTGCTGGGCAGACAATTACTCAAGTTAATCTGAATATGACTGTAGGCACAGACCAAAGTGGTACAGAATTCGATGTACAGATTGTCAAGCAGGACTGGTCAGCTCAAGACCCAATCGTTGCGGGTAATAGAGAGGACGCCTATGACAACTGCCTAGCGGGTACACTGGATGACAATATCTGGCGCAACACTACGGGCATAGTCGTAGACACAAACTACACCAGCGGAAATCTAAGCACCGCCTGGCCCGACCCGCTAGGCGATACTTACTATTCTTTGCGAAGCGACCATGATAAAGACGCTACGGAGCCGACAGGGTATGAGTATATCTCCATCTACGCCAAAGAGAACGTAGGCAGCGTCCCCTACCTTACGATACTGTACGAACCCGAAGCTACAACGACCACGACAACGACAACCAGCACCACTACGACGACCAGCACTACTACGACGACCAGCACTACTACGACGACCAGCACTACTACGACGACCAGCACTACTACGACGACCAGCACTACTACGACGACCAGCACTACTACGACGACCAGCACTACTACGACGACCAGCACTACAACAACAACAACAACAACAACTACCAGTACGACGACAACTACAACATCCACTACCAGTACGACGACAACCAGTACGACGACAACCAGTACGACGACAACCAGTACGACGACAACCAGTACGACGACAACGACGACTACTTTGCCACCAGTTGTGCCCTGCATCGTACCACCAGAATTGATGGGACGTTACCAAGTTATTCTCTTCGATCACGATGGTACACAATTGGCACTATTCGATGATGCTGGCGGCTTCGAAAGACTGGAATACATTAAAAGCGTCAACGGTCAAGGACATCATAATTATGGCAATTTCCGTTTAGAGATTCTCGGAATCAATCCTGCCGTCGATGATTTTTTGTTAGATCGATTCATCCAAATCAGGAGAAAATATCCAGACGGCCTGTGGTACACCGATTTCGAGGGCTTCCACAGGAGACATGAGTTCTTCGTCGATGACGCTGATAAAGAAATCTTCCGCTCTTTAGGTCCAGACCTGAAATCAATCGTCAAGCGTAGAATCATTAGACCAGATGCAGCAAGTGCCTTCTTTACCAGAACTGACTCCTTCACTGATATAATGCGAGAATTGGTACGTTATCAGTTAGGTTTAGCAGCTTTGGATGTGGCACGGCAATTTGCTAACTTTGTCGTAGATGCCGATACCAATCAAGGTGCATCTGTGCTCAGAGCTTTGCGCCATGTAAATGTCTCAGATGAGTTGGAGATTCTTTCTGAACTCGGCGCAGATTTCGAGGTAGACCGCACAGTAGATACTCTTACTTTTCACGTTCATTATCCCAGAGTTGGCCTTGATCGTAGAGTTGGAAACGTCGATGGAAATCCGCCGACTATATTCTCTCTTCAGAGAGGAAATATGGTCAATCCCCACATCGTAACAGATAGAATCGCAGAAATTACTATGTCTTATGTTGCAGGAGACGGCGTCGGAGTAGCCAGGGAGATCGTAGAGCGTTTCAGTCTTTACGATGCCCAGTTTGATTCGCCGTGGAATCGAATCGAGGCTTTCCTTGAGGGGTCGCAGAATATCAACACAGCAGCACTCAATGCTATGGGCGATGCCTTTCTTATGGAAAATAAGGAGATGTTCACCTTTGAATTTCAGGCGATACCCACAGTGGGAACACTCTATGGAAGAGACTGGAACGTAGGTGATCTGGTCACTGGACGATATAGAGAAGTTGACTATAATATAAAGATAGTGGAAGCACATATCTTACTTGGAGATGCTGGCGAGGAAGTAAGGCCGACATTCTTATACATTCCAGAGGATTTGCTGTGATATTACAAGAAACCATAAGAGGCATACACCAAAGACTCCGTGCCCTGGAAACCAGGGAATACACTGAAGTTGGCACTCCAACTGCCTGCTTCGAACAATATATCGAGCATTGTGATGATCCAGATACGTTCATCAACTTTCAGCCCGATAATTTCCAAGTAGATGTCGGTGGAAAGACGGCACTATATTTGGATGATACCTGGTCTAACGTACTCTTAGGAGCTGATGCTGGCGCAGCATTGACTCTAGGAGACAGCAATACACTGTTGGGCTTCGAGGCTGGAACAAGTTCCACTGAAGGCGTCGAAAACGTCTTTATTGGCTATCAAAGTGGCTATACCTGTATCGACGAGGAACGGAATGTTTCTATCGGTACATATTCGATGGGTCTGGCTACAGCAAGTTACAATGTAGCCATAGGTTATCAAGCTCTTGAGGATGCGGGAACGACGAATCAGGGTGATATGAATGTTGCTATTGGCTATCGAGCTATGATGCAACAAGATACTGGTGAATTCAACGTCGCAATCGGCGCGGATGCTATGCTCAGTTTTGTCAGTGGTGACGGCAATGTAGCTATTGGCGAAGAGGCTATGAGGTCGGTGGCTGGTAGTGGCGAATATAATATTGCTATTGGTTACGATAGCATGAGGGTTATCACATCAGGACACAGTAATGTAGCTGTTGGCTCTTTTGCCTTGATTAGCATAACAACTGGAAATTATAACATCGCCATAGGCCGAGAAGCTATGAGTTATAATGCAACTTCTCACAATAATGTCGTCATTGGTTATCGAGCAGGATATAAGGGTGCGGCTACTACATATGACAATTGTGTTTTGCTCGGTTATCAGGCGGGCTATCTTTTACAGACGGGAGATGCCAATGTTTTCCTCGGCTATCAAGCTGGATACAATGAGACAGGAGCCAACAAACTCTACATCGAGAATTCGGACTCTGTGACACCTCTGATCTATGGAGAATTTGATAATAACTTGGTAAGAGTTCATGGGACTCTAGGAGTTGGAACGGCTGGGGATTATTTAGACATATCTCTTACAGGAGTTGTTACCTTACTCGGCACAGCCAAGAGGGATTTGACTCTAAGAGCGGACTTGGATTATACAACAATCACTGCACAGGGAAAGCCAACCCAAACAATTATAGGCGTATTTCATGGTTACAGTATGCCAATCTACAACAATGACAACGAGGAACTATTCTTCAATGAGAATGTCCCTGGTAGATGGGATGGAGCAAGTGATATAAGTTTTCATGTTCTCGTAGCTCTTGAATTAGCGGAAACTGCGGATGAAACTTTCAAGTTCCAATTTTCCTGGAATCAGGTAGGAACAACAGATATAGTCCCAATTGTATCTCACGACGTGACAGATGAAATAACAGTAATTGATGGGACTCAATATGCTACGTATATGCTTGAGTTCACGATTGACTATGATGCAGATGCAGGAGATGTGATAGTATCACACGATGACTTGTCAGCCAGACTTCGTAGGGTAGCTTCAGGAGGTGATGAAGTAGATGGTGAGATAATTGTACTCGACTGGCATACCCATTATACCGTTGACAAAATGTTCAAGGCTCCTGAGTAAAGGAGGAAGGATGGCACTAAAGAAAATCACATTATCATTTCCTGCGCGGTATGCAACACAAGCGTGGTTGAATAGACCACGATCAGATCTCAGAATGGATTCGATCCTAAAAGGTATGGAGATTTATGTAAAGTTTGGACTAGAATTCGTTTCTGAATGGGCCGATAAGCACAGTGATGCCAATGGCGTCTTGAGTTTCAAAGAGGTCTTACATTCAGATATAGAACCAATCATATTACGTATAGATGAAACATATCTCACATGGTTGAGAGATCAATTAGCTGCATATAAATGGAATGAAATGTTCCTTCCAGATGGACGGGTAGCACAGATTGCTATATCAACGGGATTACAATTTGGAATCGCTGCTTTAGGGAAAGCTTTGAATGAGGCGATCTCTGGAGCAGACATTGAAGAAAAGGAGCAATAATATGACAGACTTTGGATTAAGGATACTAGATTTATTAGAACGTTCGGTGATATTACAGGCTTTTATCACCATCGGAGTATTATCAGTCGGAGGTTACATTTGGATAGCAGGACGACCTATGCCAGCAGATTTGGAAAAGTTGATATTCATAGTTTTAAGTTTCTGGATGGGCAGCAAGACCCAATTTGCGGTAGACCAAAATCGTACTGAAAGATTGAATAGTCAAATCGAAGAAGAGTAAAGAGTTTATATTTGGAGACGCTTTTTCAGATCTTCCAAGAATGCTGGTCCTAGAACAGCTTTTTGCATGGTGATTTTCTTCGTCAAAATTGCCTCTACCAAATCATCTACGGTATTTGGGCAATAGAGGCTTATTACGTGTACTTTTTGAGTCTGTCCACCTCGATGCAGTCGATCTTCGGCCTGTGTTTGCTTTTCAGGATTGAACCATTTATCTACAAAGATCGCAGTATTCGCTCCGATCAAGTTTAGTCCCACACCACCAGATTGAAGGGTAGCGACTAAGACTCTTACCTCGCCTGTGTTTAGTCTGGCCTCTTCCTGACTTATTTCTTCTGAGGTCATGCCACCCCAAATTCGTGTATGAGAAACTTCTGCTTTAGTCAATCGTTCGCACAGGGCTTCTACAGTCTTCCTAAACGCGGTGAATATAACAATTATGTTATCTGTACCAAGAACAATATCCATAGCAGCATCGAGTTTCGCGCTTTCGTCAGGCAGGTCAAAGTTCGCTGGTGTGCTTAGGATTTGACGAAGGCGAGTAATCATGGAGATGACATTCACGGCGTAAAGTTTCTTCATCTCTGAAAGCTCGATGTAGAATCGTTTTGCCATATCATCGTAATGCTTTTCTTGTTTAGGCAATAGTTCTAGAGAGATCGTCTGGAATAATTTCTCTGGTAGGAAGGGCATCACCTCTGCCTTTGTCTTGCGGATCATTCTAGGTGCAAGTTCTCGTCTAAGAAGTTTTGGTCGTTTAACGCCTATAATTTTTCTTGTGCCCCAATAATCTTCTTCGTAGTCAACGTAGAATTCAAAGAAGCGCCAGAAACTGGTGTATCGTTCTGGCTCTATGAAGTTCAGTAGCGACCAAAGTTCGGAGGGATCATTTCCGAAGGGTGTTCCTGTAAGGAGGCAGCAATTCTTAAATTGTAGCTGCTTCGTTAATTGTGCAATCTGAGTCTTTCGATTTCGGATATTCGACGCCTCGTCGAGGATTAGCCAATCCCATGAGGTTGAAAAATAAAGTGATTGTTCTCTGAGTGCTCCGATGTCGAACTTCTGTGAGATGCTTTTGATCGCCTTTGCCTCAGCACGGATTTGCTCATAGTTGGCGATGAGCCACCCTTCAGTATAGGTAGAGAGCGTGCTTTTTCGATCCTTTGACTCGACCACGGTGGTGGGCTGTTCTGGAAAAGCTGTCCAGGATTGCTTTTCATCCCTCCACCAAGTTTTTAATGAATTTGGACAGATTACGAGCACTTTGTCATTCTGTGTACTCTCCTCCACGGAAACGATGACCGTGGCTGTTTTTCCCGTGCCCATGTCGGAGGCGAGGAGGGTGCGTTTGAATTTGATTATGAAAGCAGCGGATACTTTCTGAAAAGGCCACAATCTAGCAGCATTTGGGTGGAACAAAGAGGCATCGTCTCTTAGGAGCAACTGCACTCTGGTGTTCTCTTCGGCGATAGTCTCCTTGTACCATTGCTGCGCACCTGGGTCTAAAGGGCTTTTGGTCGCCCAATATATGGTCTCACAAAGTCTTGCATCAAGGGGGACGATGACTCCAGTGGATGTCCTCTTGACCCCCGTGATTTTTTGCAGCATCCCCCACGTTGGTTCGGCGGCAGCCCCAGTTATGAAAAGTTTAGGGGTGTATTTTCGCGTCCGTGGCAAAAGTTTTATCATCAATTCTTGGACTCACGAATTCGCCGCCAACGTTTTTTCTGTGCAGCACTCATTTTGCGTTTGGTTTCCTCACTATGATGTTTTCCATACATTGGGTGTCGTTCACCAGTCTTTGCTTCACTCAGTTTCTGCTTAGTCTCTTCACTAGGATGCTTGTCCATCCTTGCTTCACTAATTTTTTGTTTGGTTTCTTTACTGAGATGTTTTCCATAATTGTAACTTCGCTCACCACTGTTCGCATCACTTATTTTCTGCTTGGTTTTTTCACTATGAGGCTTAACGTGGTTTTGGTTGCCCATCTTCGCCTCACTCATCTTCTTACGAGCCTCTTCACTAGGATGCTGACCCATCCGTGCCGCACTTATTCGTTGTTTGGTCTCCTCGGTGCGCGGAACTCCAGGTTGACTTCCTGCTGTCGGCGCAATATTATATTCTGGTTTCAACAGATCAAAATAGTATTGTTCACGCTCGATCAGCATTTCAGGCGCAACATACTCCAAAACCTCAAATACGAACGCTCCCTCGCCATATTTGTCGAAAGCCTTCTGAATATGCCCATTGTGATGCTGCCCACAACGCAGAGTGCAAAGATGCGCTGCCCATCTTTGCTGAATATCTACAGAACCACCGATATATCTTTTGTCATCCAAAATATTTCTGATCCGATAAATGCCACTACTCATCATTTAACCACCACTGAGGTATTTCGGTGTTATACCGCTCCAAGTACGTTGCAGTATCGCCTCGTTCAGAATAACTGAATTCCTCAGCAACCACTTTACTCATATCTTTCGCCCTCTCGTGTAAATCAAGTTGACATAAGTCTCTATAGTCACACCAAGAGCAGTCATTCTGGAATGCTCGTGGGAGATCGGCCATCGAGGTGCTATCTGGCGGTAGGACTCTGCAACTGATTATAAAGTTCTTGTTTCGAGAAATCAAATCGGTTTCGCTCACCTCTTCAGAGAATCTAGCAAAGGTAGGCGTCTTCGCTGTGGTTAGACGATTCACGCCATAACCGTCTATTGGTGCTCCCAATCTCATCAAACCCCACGCGTATAGTGAGAGTTGCTCCCTTTCAGGATAAGTGAGTCCTTGTGTCATTCTGGAGGCTGTCTTGTGATCCCAAAGCCAGAGTTTGCCATCTATTTTGGCAATCAAGTCGATCCACGCCACCAAAATCGTGTCAAATGGTAATGTGACTTGAAAAGGAAATTCCACAGCTAGGATTTTTCCAGGAAACTCCACTTTGCCGTTCTTAAGGTAAGCATCGACTACTCGCTTGCTCTCTGCCAAGATTTCTGGCCTCAAATCTCCCATGAATTCCGAGCGGAGAATCTCCCAGTCGATGCCTCCCAAACCGTAGAATTGCGCCAAAGCGTTATGGACTAGCTTACCTATGTCCAAGGGATCTGATTGCTTTTTTGGATAGATCGTCTTCAAATATCTTGCACCCCATTGCCATTGACAACGACTGAAACTACGAAGTTGTGAGTAACTAACGATTTTCATTTGCCCTCCTTAGTTGAACTATAAAAAGAGTATACGTATTCTCATGGCTATATTTTGCTCCAGATTGCTGTTTGCATCCAATCTGGTCTATCACTTGGAAATGGATATATTGCCCATTTGAGGGCGTCTAATTCATGCGTATTGAAATTGCAAAGCAATCCCTCACGATACAATCCAGCAATGATTTTATCTGTCTGTTCACCACGAGGTGGAGTAATATAGAAACGAGGATCAAGTCCTATGCCCAACATCCCCTCCCACACAATATATGCTAACCACTTGATGTGCGCCACGCGCAGCGGAGATATAATCTCAACAGAACAACATCTTTGCGAGCCTTCACACATTTCTCCTCCTTAAATAAGCAATTAAATGTTTCAACGCATCCCTGGCGTGTGGCCCTGAGACGCCAGCGATGTAACGTGGTAAAGATACGAGTTCTTTAGATGATGGTGGTTGTGCCACTAATTGTCTAACTGAATACTTCTGAGCCAAATATTTGAGCACCCCAATAGTTTCCACAGTAGGAAGAGTGCTCCAAGCCTTGAACTTTGCTATTTGTGGCGAAAGATGGAACGCTTCATAGACTATAGCATTTGTAATCCAATTGACTACCAATGTCTCAAGTTGTTGCCAATTGGGGAACTGCCCACTGAGTTTTATGTCATAGTTGATTCCATCTACCTCGGCGATTACGTAACCTGTGGTTTCCCCAGGGTCAAGAGCAAGTACCAGCATAGATCTCCTTTCTTATTTGCATTTTGGGTACGAAATGATAATAAGAATGATGTTTATTAGCATCTTTATAAATAGGACTCATACCCCAAATACCTTCCTCTCTTTATATTCACTTGCTTTGCCCGCATTCCACTCGCTCACAGGGCGTAAATATCCAACTACTCTACTATACACCAAAGGCTTCTCATCGCAGTAAGGGCACTCAGTATGTTCGCCATTCAGATAACCGTGGTTAGGACATATCGAAAATGTCGGTGTTATGGTAAAGTAGGGAAGTCTAAACTTTGTGGCTATCTTTTTCACCAGATTCTTGACTGCTACCACAGAAGGCATCTGCTCACCGAGGAAGGCATGGAAGACTGAGCCACCTGTGTAAAGAGGAAGAGTCTCATCCTGCCATTCGAGTGCTTGGAAGAGATCGTCAGTGGCATTCACAGGGAGTTGGGTGCTGTTCGTATAATATGGCTCATCTTTTCCCGCTGTGATTATATCAGGGTATGCCGCTTTATCCAAAAGCGCAAAACGATAGGCTGTGCTCTCTGCAGGCGTCGCTTCGAGATTGAAGAGTTGTCCAGTTTCAGTTTGATATTCGAGAAGTTTTTCATTCATAAACTCAAGAACTTCCTTAGAAAACTCCCTTGCCTCTGCTGACGTTAAATCTTCTTTCAGCAGGTTTAACGTAGCTTCATTCATACCACACAGGCCAATCGTATTAAAATGTCCGCTCCACCAGCCGCCGAAACGCTCTTTGGTGTAGGTCAAATAATGCTTGGAGTAAGGATAAAGTCCCTGTTCAGTGAATCGCTCTATGATCTTTCGTTTAGTCAAGAGACTATCCTTGGCTATATCCATTAATTCGCCGACTCGTTGTAAAAATGCTTCTCTGCTCTTGGTCAAGTAACCGATTCTGGCTAGGTTGAGCGTTACTACGCCAATACTCCCCGTGCTTGGTGCGGAGCCGAATAAACCACCTGCGCGTCGCATAAGATCAGTCAGCTTAATAGACAACCTGCAGCACATACTTCTTACATCATCTGGACATAGATTGGAGTTGACGAAATTAGCGAAGTAGGGAATGCCATACTTTCTGGTGACTTCCCACAGGGGTAAATATCTAGGATTGTCCCAATCAAAGTCTTTGGTGATGTTCACTGTGGGTATGGGAAAAGTGAATGGCTTTCCAGAAGCGTCGCCCTCCAACATAACTTCGAGCAGGCATTCGTTGAGCAAATCCATCTCTGTTTGAAAGTCTGCATAGAATTCGTCGTATTTTTCACCTCCGATTATGATATTCTGCTCTCTTAGATGTTCTGGTACTATAAAGTCCAGTGTTATATTTGTGAATGGTGATTGATGCCCCACTCGTGTTGGCACATTCATATTGAAAATAAATTCTTGAAGATATTGTTTTATATCTTTCTTACTAAGATTGTCAAAAGAAATAAAAGGTGCAAGGAGAGTATCGAAATTGGAGAAGGCGACTGCCCCTGCGACCTCCCCCTGGACTGTGTAAAGAAAGTTCACTATCTGCCCAAGAGCAGATGAAAAGTGCTTGGCTGGAGCGCACTCCAACTTTCCAGGAGCACCACCAAAGCCCATAATCAATAGGTCTTCCAAATCCCACCCACAGCAATACGGCGCAAGGAGATAGAGATCGTGAATGTGCAAATCACCGCTGATATGTGCATCCCTGGCTTCTCTTGGATATAACGAATTCAGCCAGTAAGCGCGGTTTACTTCAGTGAATATATGATTGTTAAGACCCTGCAAGGAATAGCCCATATTAGCATTCTCTTGAACTCTCCAATCAGTTCTATCCAAGTAACCATTGATAAGTTCATTGGCATCTATCAGAGCGCGAACATCGCGCAACTTTCGGTGAAGGTCTCGATACAGAATATACGCTTTAGCAGTCTTGGCATGGCCATTTCTTATGAGCACTTCTTCGACTACATCCTGGATTTCCTCTACGGAGGGTGTGTTGAAACGCTTCTCAAGAACTTTTAAGACATCGTTAGAATTGTGTATCGCCAACGACATATCATCGCCACCGACTGATTGTGCAGCCTTGAAGATTGCGTTGGTAATCTTTTGTTGATCGAATGCTACTACTCTATTATCGCGTTTTTTGACTTTTGTTAGCATATTGTTTGCTCCATAATTATTTAGTAATGTCATCCCCTTGGCAGAGATGATATGATGATAGAGCGTACTCAAGGCGGTTTAGATCTCGATCAAAAGCCTCTCTCATAGCGGTCAATATCTTGTCTACATAGAATTCAAGGAGTTCCTCAGTATCACATAAGCTCCAAAGAATTTCTTCGATTTCCTCTTTTAGATTAGTTGGTATCATTTCCCTATCCTTTCAATTATCGCCTGTTCAATACTTTTTCCATCAATATCAAAACCAATTGCATCCCAGCCCTCTGCGGTTTCTCTAGCAAAGAGTTCTATCCGAGGAAGATCGCCCATAAGTTCGACGATTCGATTTCTTACCTCATCAGGTTTTTCACTATGTCTTCTTCGTTTAGCAAAAACCAACTGTTTGATATTTCGTATTATTCTTTTAGGTTTTCCTTTTACTCCAAGTAAGCATATTTCTGATCCTCCCATTGTCCATCTACCAAGATTACTAACCCATTTGCCATGCACAGTTTGCTTTATCCATACAAAGGCAATAGTCTTGAATTTAAATCCCCATCGCGCCAAAGTTTCTATTCCTTCTGGAAGCATTGGACTAACTACCCATAAAAATAGAGTGCAATCTTTCTCAGCAATATCTTGAATAGGTAATGACCATATCCAATTCTTATTTCGTGTTCGATAATGAGTCTCTGCTCCCATATGGCCTAACATCTTGTCATTGTAAGACCAAGGCGGATCAGCTAGAATAATATTATACTTTTTCATTGGTCCATTCCCTGCAAGAACTCACCAGTGTCACCAATAAACTTTTTAGTTTACAACATCCCAAAGCAAGTCACTTCTCACCAGGGGTAGTCAAGAGGAATCCCATAAACTTTTCGTAGTAGAGCCGTTGGCAATGAGTACAGTTACCACAGTTGGCCTCGATTAGGTTTGTCACAGTCTTAGACATCCAAATCCCCCCACCTATCTCCAATTGCTGTTTCGACTAAAAATGGAATCCTTTCTCCACAAATTTCTCTCGCTGTCTCTTTCATAATCTCCACGATTTCATCGGCTATCCCCTGTGCTATATTCTCTGGAACTTGACATAAGATTGAGTCGTGGACGGTAAGGAGCACCTGCCAACCTTTTTTGGCTATCTTTATCAAGGAGAGCAAAGTAATGTCGCTGGCGATTGATTGGGGAAGAAAGTTTATTCCCTGGCGAAAGATGTCTTCCCTGAATCTCTTGGGAATATATGGAAATCTCCTTCTTCTACCCAGGGATGTTTCTAAGTATCGTTCTCTGAGTATTTTATCTTGAATCTCTCCACGCCATTGTACGAAACGAGGAATCCTGGTGAAATAGTCTCTAACGATTCGTTCAGCTTGATGATAGTCAACACCAGGAACATTGACGTTAGTAACCATCCGTTTTATACCCATACCATAAGCCAAACCAAAGTTACAGGACTTGGCTACTCCTCGCTCCACAGGATTGAAATCTGGGCCAAAAAGGGTTCTGGCCATCTCATCGTGGAGATCACCTGCTTTTTTATAAGTATTTATTAGGAAGGGATCTCCAGACAAGATGGCCATGACTCTGAACTCCGCTTGAGATAGGTCGGCATAGATCAACTTCATTCCTTCATCGGCGATGAAGAAATTACGGATAAGCGGGGTATCCGCTGGTTGATTTTGTAGATTCGGATCTTGAGAACTCAACCGTCCAGTAACCGTACCGTGCAGAAGGAATTGGGTATGTATCCTATCATCTTGAACGCTCTTTGCTAGAGACACGACATATGTAGAGTGCAGTTTCATCAACTTACGATACTTTAGCAACTCATCGACGAAAGGATGGCCTTTGAGCCTGTCTAAGACTTCTTTATCAGTCGAGCGTTTCTTGATCTGTGGCAATCTGAACTCGTCGAATAAAATCTTGGCTAATTGCTGTGTGCTATTAGGATTGAAGTCGTGTTTGACGAGTTCTCGAAGATCGATTCGTAGTTGTCCAAGTTCTTCCTTCAGTTGCTCATCGACTCGATGTACCTCTGTTAAATCGATTCTAGTACCGAAAAGTTCTACATCCGCCAAGACGTTGGCCAGAGGAATCAAGATTCTGTCAAGAACTGCCCTCTGCTTGGGATACCTCTCAAGGGCTTTCTGAAGATACTCTGTCAACTTGTAGGTGTAGAATCCATCCCACATTGTGTATTTGTAGAGCACGTCTTGGGGAAGATCGGCGTAACTCCTGCTCTTGGGGAGTTTCACATCCCAATCGTGAGCGTTCAAGTAAATTCTGGCAAGATGCTTCAAGCCGTGGTTGCCCTTATGTTTGGCATTGCGTTCATCGAGGACATAATGAGCGAGCATAGTATCGAAGTCGAACTCAAAATCAACGCCGAGACATCTTTTGAGTACCTTTCTGTCGAACTTGAAGTTATGGCCGATCCAGCACGTATCGTACTCAGCTATAGCGGTCATAAAGGAAATGTTGTTAGCTAGTTCTTTGGAGAGCACCAAGACTTTATCCTTCGTTGCAACGACGCCACAGAGGATCTCGCAATTCAACGGATTGAGGCTTGAGGTTTCGATGTCAAAGACTGCCATCGGCGAATTCGTTAAAGCATTGAACACCTGCTTTGGATCATCGACAATCGACCAATCGACTTTTGGATCGCTCAGATCATATTCACTACGATAGGATGGAATGAACCAAAACTTGGCCTTCTTCAAGTCAAATAAAACATCTCTATAGTAATCTAAGAAGCGAAGAACCGCTGCTGGATGAATCGTGGGAAGCACCTCAGTCTGCAATTCTTCAGAATAAGATACGCGACCTCTACGTAAAGTAATCCCTGCTCCCTTTCCCAAAAGAATATCTGTAGCAATCGCTCCGAGGGCGATGACTAGTTCAGGTTCGTGCTCTTTGATTTCTTGGATGAGTCGATTCCGACAATAATAGGCGGCTGGAACTTTGTATTTCACATCAGTGGGAAGGCAAAGTGTCGTATTGGTGAAGAAGATGTCATCAAAACCTACAAGTTTTATCGCCCCGTGGAGAAGTTGACCACTTGGTCCGACGAAGACCTTTCCCTGACGATCTTCATCACGACCAGGCCCCTCTCCAACAATGACATAGCGAGGTTTGTCAGGTCCGTGGCCGTAGACTAATTTCTGGCCTTGAAGAGGGCATGAGGCACAGTTAGTCAACATTGTTTTCAGCCAACACTCGTGCGATCCTACCTAAAGCTTTATAGACAGCAATGCGAACGCCATAGTCTGCATCCCATTTATCAGGATAGCAAACTTTAGAGAATCCAAAACAAGGCTTCTTTGTCCACATATAAAGCACTTTAGCTGCAGTATAGGGTCGCTCTTGCCATATTTCAACTTGAATACCCGAAGAATGACGTTCATACAAAGCAGCCAACTTTTGAAGAATCTCTGTACGTTTACTCATTTTTCTCCTTTAAGCATAGTCTTCCTTGACATCGCTGATTTCGGCATGTAATGAAAGGCAGTCGGGTGTCTCCAAACCACACTTGAAAGCTCGACCGAGGTGAATCCCTGTGCATCTGTAGGTTTCACCAGAGATGGGTATTGGCTTAGTCCCAATTACGTACTTGTTTTCCCGTTCCTTTAATTGAATTATGACGGCTTTATACTCTATAGGGTCTCTTCCCTGTCTGCCCCGTTCCGCCCGCCACCAGCCGTAGGCTGCGTACATCGGTATCCAAAGGACATTATCGGCAGCGTCATACTTCCAACGGAAACGTTCTAGTCCACTACGCAGGGAAACATAGTTTACTACGTCTTCGACGAAACTATCCACAGCTATCCTTGTGCCTCCTGTTACCGTCTTCAACATAGTATTGTCCAGAGTAGTCATAAAATCGACGCGATCCCAGACTATAGGAGGAGCTTCGTATCTCCTGGCGAATTCGTTGTATAATTTGATTCCCACTATCGCCACGGCGATATTCCTTCGCAGCCTATCTGGGATTACATCTGGAATTGCAGCAAATAATTCAGTCATTGAATCATCGAATAGAGTAGTAATCTCCTTACAACCATATTCCAAAGTAAATTGGATATACCTACCAGCGAAGAGATTCAGCGGATATTCGATTAGGGTCTTTAGGGCTTCATAGCGAGCGCTTCCTTCTTTAATGGTCTCTGGGTGCAAGTTCACGATTAAAGCTCGCTCCTTGATAGCCCCTGTATTATCTTCTAGTGCATCCTCGCCATCGACACACACAGGGGCAAGCAGGGGATAATCGACCGTGGTCTGGTCTTGCTTACCCCGCATATCGTGCTGCCAATCGTAGGCGGTACGCATTATGTCGAGGAAATCAGCGTGACGTTGAGAACGAGCCACAGCTCTATAATCGCCGAAAGAGATTGGAATCGCGTTGGTCGAACCAAAGAGGGCGAGCAGACTGAATCTCGTGGTGTGATAAGAGTACGCCGTCGGAGGGTCGTATCCAAATAAAGGTAAGAAAATATCCTCTACAGTGGTGGTCTTACCGCTCCCTGTAGTACCCACGATATTCAAATGGGGAAAGTGAATCTTTGCCTCCCTGAAAATCGTCGATAGTGGAGCTGCAAAGAACCAACCTATTATCGTAGTCATAACATCAGAGTGATTGATCTTTGGTAAGTAAGTACAAATATCCTGAACTAACTTTTTATATTGTTTAGGATCGGGGAATTGGTAGCTCAACTTTGGTGGATTACGCCCTGTATGAATATGCACGTAAGGAGCATCGTGATTGTCGTATACTTTATGGGCATCGAAAGTAATCCCTTGCGCTATCCAGTAATTCTTTTGCCTTCCCAAAACTTGTGTTCCGTAAGCTATTGGTGCATCATCTTCTCGAAGTCGTTCTGTGAGGGCTGGAAGGAGACTGCGTATCTCGAAATCTGTCCCCAACCATTGCCATGCAGCGTCCTTTATAGACTTCAAGAAGTTCATCGTTGAATTGAACGACGAACGCGGAAAGGCTTGATTGGGGACTTCCTTATCGAGTGATCGCACCGTTCCAAAAATTATATCCTCGTTATTTTCTACTGACCTCAAGAGTTTCTTGGGGTCTATTACGAACGTACTGACTCTTTTACGTTTAGTTTCGGTGATGTACCAGTAACAACTATTCTTATCTTCCTGAAAATTAGTCGATAGCGTTCTATTTGCACGCTCTTTCGCCCTGGGAAGGTCGTAATTGTGCAGAAGTCGAAGGCCACCATCCTCTTGGATTCGCTCACCGAATGGTAAGGAGAGACACAGTTGCTCTATCCCAGCATCAGAGACTTTACACTTTACTAACTCCATTATTACGACTAGATCGCGCTCACTGCGAGAACGATAATCCCAGAGCTTTTTATTGCTAATTGCCCCTGACCACATCATATCCTTGATTTTCTGTGAAACTTTACAGAATCTCAATAGATCGTTGGGATCATAAGCGAGATTCTCATAGAACTCTATTACCTTCACTGGCACAGGATGGTCAGGTTCCTTGAAGTTGGTACTCCCTGGGATTCTTAATCTCCAGCCAGCATGATGGGTTGGATCTGATCCTATCGTGTTGCAAAAAGACCGCATTATCTCCTGCGCCTTCTCAGGTGTTACTGGACTTTGCAACTTCCAATAGGAATGGAATCCGTGACCACTGAAGACTAGGCAGGTAGGAGATGCGGGGATCGCTTGGATAGACGCTTTAGCCTTCTCTGAAGAACCAAAGTCCTTAGAGTCGATGTCTGCCCAAACACAGGTCACTCTGCTGACTGTCTCTTTTAGGCCCCTGATTCTAGGAGCTACTCCGAAGAAGCAGTCGTGATCCTTGAACTTATCTCGGTAAGCAAGAGCATCCACGACACCATCGACCAATTCACCAGGCAGAAGACCAACCCCTGCGTGAGGTCGATGAGTGACTAAGATTTGTTCACTGGGATTTATGTCGGAGAAGATGTTTTCTAGGAGCAAGTTTTATCTCATTAGAAGGAATGGTTTTATCTTTCTCTCAAGGCGCAGGGCAGGATTCGAACCTGCTAGATGGATTGCCCAGCCCATCAACTACACGACTCAACGGTTCGTGTCCCTTGTCTCACTAGCCGCATGTTCCCACCACGCCGCCCGCGCCATACTCATTCATCCCGCTCACCCCAAAGGATATACTTAGCTATAAAGCGACACAAAAATCCTTTTCTGCATCGTCTAGGGGAATTTCATATATTCTCCAGCCTCCCTTTTCGCCTCCGAGTGCATCAATCCGCTGTTGTGCTTTTTTACTGTTAGACCATACGGATTCAACTTCCGAAGGCCAGTAGTTACCATATATGACTAGATATACAGTACGTACCTTCTTCATAGTTATTTTTCTTTTTCTTCCATAGAGAAGGCAAACCCCTCGTTGCTTAGTGTATAATTTCGGCGAACCTCAACGTGGTGGTTACGCCGCATTCACCACGAGGGGCAGAGGCCAACCTGCCTCGTCAACGAGGGTTGCACAAACTAGGATAGCACAGAAGCCTTTATTTGTCAAAGAAAGTTTATATTGGATTCTTTCGGATCAGGAAATTCAAGAACTTCACACCATCTACTAGAGTGGAAAACACAACGTCAGCAATCTCTATAGCCATATCGAATTCTGACATTTCGCACACGAGAACGATGGGAATGCGTAGAGCCTTTGCATAACCCAACTCGATCATCAAGCCGTGATGCCTATTGTGTTTTCCATATGGAGCGATGTACCCAAAGATCACATCGCTATTGTCAATGAAAAGCAAATCTCGCAGCGTGAAATGTGCTGGAGGCAGCAAACTGACGCCCTCTTCAGTGGCTACAAAGTTACCTTTATCGTCTTTGTAGGGTTGAAGGAATTCGATAGTAGGAAAGCATCGTATGATTTCCTGACGCCAATTGGTATGCACGTTGCCAGCTAGATATACTTTCATTTCACTTTACTCTCCTCAATTTAATCATACTGGAATATCCCCACCCTCCTCTTCTTCGACCACGCCAGTTTCTTCTTCAGTCTCTACGGTTGTCTCGACCTCGGTGGTGACTTGGAACTCGCGGAGTTCGAGGAACTTATCGCGGAAGGGACGCCAATCGTAGGTCTTCGACGCCTCTTCGTCAACATTTATCACCGTTTCATACCAAGTTCCGATGTCTCCTGTGATTGGGCCGATGGAAGATATCACCACAGGTCTTGCAAAGAGAACCGATTTAAAACGAATCTTGAACTCACTCAAGATTCTCTTTGCATGTCTGACGCTCATACCACGCATCGACAGCATGAAGGGACTGTTCTCTTGTAAGTCCCAGCAAAGAAAGTTGTACATAATGGGGCACTGAGGTCTGGTTCGATCCTTTCCCCAATTGGCATTTATACAATCAGAACATACCTTGGCGTATTCACCACGAAATCGTTCCATCGGAGTATGTGCATCATTGCTGGAGCATAACAGATTTGCCTTTTGATCGAACATCGCCCTGCCGTGGGTAAACCGCAAGAGAACAGCCTTAATTAGTGGTTTCGCGTTTCTAGTTACGTTGTTAATGTACCAACCAAGTTCACCTTCTGTGATCTTTGAGAGAGCTTCCCTCTTGATATAGCGAGGGATTATTAAATCTGCTCTCCCAAAGGCTTCCATACCTTCCCCTACTAGGTCGTCGGGGATTTCTGGAACTGCCGTTGGCAAAAACTCTTCCTTCTTGATCAAGTCAGTCATCTCTTCCTCCTAAGAGTTGTGCGAGGGCTATATTAGCCCTCAATGTATTCTGCCTTCCATGTAATGCCGCTTCTAACATCCCCAAATACGCCTCTACCTTCGCCATCCTTCTCGCTATTTCATTCACCCTCTCCTGTGCATCCACCAATCCTTTCTCCCTCGATAGAAACCTTCCTAACTCAATCTTACGAATTTCTGCGTTTCGCCCCTTCACTACCGACGTTTTTGGATCGTCCAAACCATAGGCTAGAGCACTGGCATCAAACTCAGCTTGTTGAAGAATCAATCGTGCTGACTCCAAGTTCTCACGCTTCATACTGTCTAAACGCACCTGCTCATCGATACAACGTATTTCAGCCTCCTCGATTTCCTGTGGAGCTTTTAACAGTTGCTCGATAATGCCCTCCCGAATACCCATTTTACCTCCTCCCACCTAGTTTCCCATAGATTATGGTGTAAGTATCTGATCCTTTTTCTGCCCTTCGCACTCGACCATCCTCTTCGTATTCATAGAAATCAGGCCCATCGTCTGGCAAGAATAACTCTGGTTCCCAAACTGTTTGATCGTGGATTACTGGTTCGCTTTTCAGCTTCGACGAAACATAGGAGATCAAAAAGACTCCCCATAAGACACAGGCGAAAATAATTATGACGATGAATCCCACAAAAAATCACGCCACTCCGATTTCAAATCAATCGACGCTATGCTTTCAAACTCTTGAAGAAGGATGAATGAGGCCAAAGTGACCATATTCGCTTTGTAACGATCCTTGGCCTCCCTCAATGAAAGATAGAAAGACTCTGGAAGATTCATAACTGTGGCGTTATCGTGTAATTGCTTGGAATAAGACTGGAATTTTTCAGATCGAGCAACCTCTAAAACGGTATCTCTGTCAAGCGAGACAAAAATGTCTTTGGCTAATTTGGTGCGGCTTACTCCCTCTCGCTTCGCCAGATTTGAAAGAGTTTCATAGATGTCGATGTAGATACCTACACAGGGCCTGAACTTTTTATCTGCTAACTTCTCCAACACTGGATAGACTACTAATGAGAATTGTAGAACTGGTAAGTGTTGTTGGATTAGTGCAGTCAAGATTGCTTGTTTGGAACAGTCATATAGAACTGACAAATCCCTTATAGTCTCAGTTGCGTTCTTGGAGATTCGCAAGTCTCGACAATTCGACGAATACAGTCTCTTCCAAGGCTTGACCAGTTCTACATCTAAAACAAATGAGTGCTCCGTCACCAGATGAGAAGCGACGAAGTTTGGATTGAGTCCATGCGCTTCACAGGTGGCAAAGAAAGTATCTGCAATCTTGGTGGCTATGAGCAATTTAACTTTCCCAAACGCTCTAGCAATTCTTGTAAGTTCTTCATAAGCACGGCGACTTTATCCTCAAGGGGCAACGATTCGTAGATAAAGTATTCCTGCAAATGCCTCGTGTGCGCTTCTCTAACGAAGGCTGCCCGCGAAGCAATTTTTCCCTGATCTACTAAGTCGCCAGTCTTACGCCAACTTTCAATATCGACTCCTATCATTCGCTGCATAATTCTTTTCATAGTTTCTCCTCAATAGACACTATTTCATTCAAGTAATCTCTAACAAGCCGCTGAACTAACCTTGTATGCTTTTCCGCAAATTCCCATTGCCTAGTTGCTGGATTCCAAGTTCTCTCCCAAGATGGAATTCTCTCCTTGATTTGCTCGATCAACTCAGGATCATAGTCACACTCTAAGACAATTATCGATCCAACCTTTCTGAGTGATGCACCGCTTCTCCAATCTCGACTAAAATTCATCGACACAACCGATCAGCCCAATCCTTGTGCCCTTTCAAGCGCAGATAAGCACCACAAACAGCACCACCGAAACTCTCTTTATCGAATTGTCGCAGGAACGGATGGATAGCAGAAGAGCACAACCATTTCAAGTTGTTAGCACTCCAGGTCAAATAGAAGTCTGGGGACTCTCCACTACAAGGCTCATTCATCTCCTTGAGAAGGTCGGGCCACATTATGGTTTCCCACGGTGGTAAGTGTCCGCGAACATCGCAAGTACAAGTGCCTTCTGAATTCCTCAACTCCCAGAGCAGGGGCCGAAAAGGGTAGTCTTCTGGAAGACG